GGCCATGGTAAAGTAAGCGAGGTGAGTATGTCTCAGATGGATTACCTGCGGATGCTGAGCCTAACGATGATAGTTGGCGGGCTGCTGATGTATGAGTATGGCGGCAACTTGGGACGACGATTGATTGGAAAAATTCTGATAGCCTTCGGCATCGGGTCATTGGTAGGCTCCTACCTGACATTTATGTGATAAAACAGAATCGCCGCTTGAACTCAAGTGGCGATTCTCATATTTTTACGGGTGGAGCGAAAATAACGAGGCCTTAAAACTCGATTTAAGGCCTGTGAAATTCAATTCGTATATAAATGTTCACGTCTTCAGAAAATCGCGTTAAAACGAGTTTTATAGAATCGCCAGTTATTACAGCTAGTTAGAGTATATAAATGGCCCGCATTTGGCGTATACAGCAAGCGGAAAACACGATAAAATAAGGCATCTTTAAGAATAACAAGGACTTACGACAAAGGAGGAACGTATGGGCATAGGCAAATGGGTAACCTTTTTCTCTTGCCTGCTCGTGTGTATCACGTTTTACTATACCATTTGTAGCGCGTTGATAATGCTATCATGCAGCAAGTGGGACCGAGTCATAGGGATACTGTTCACCGCCATAGGCTTTTATTCGAGCTATGTCGTCATTGACTTTATCGTAACGTTGGTGAAGTAGATGGCTCAACTGCGAGAATATCAAAAGCGCGCCGTTGCTTGGGGCCGTGAGCATGACAAGGGTTTTTTTGCCATTGACATGGGGCTGGGCAAGACCGCCATACTATGCCACCTGCTGAATGAGAAAGAGGTCACACTTGTGGTTGCCCCGCTTCGCGTCGCTACCATTACATGGCCAGAGGAGCTTCAGAAGTGGCGGTCAGACTTGACCTTCAAGGTGCTGCATGGGGACACGCGCCAATTGGTCGCGCGCGAGCATCACCATGTGTACATTATCAACTATGAAGGGCTGAAGTGGCTCAACAAACAGTCGCCCGCGTTGATTAAGCGATTCGTGCGCGGGACTTTGGTGCTTGACGAATCGACGTTTCTCAAGGGGCACAGCTCTGTTCGTACACAGCTGCTATTTGCTATGCGCCCTGTGTTCAAGCGGATTTATTGCTTATCTGGGTCTCCCATAGGGAATCATATTCAAGGCCTGTGGCCGCAGTATTATATGCTGGATGAGGGCGCGGCTTTAGGCGAAAATATCACAGCCTTCAGAAAGCGCTATTGCGATAAGCACCCCAATGTCAAATTCGCGTTCATACCAAAGCCGAACGCCGTTGATGATATTGCTCCAAAAGTTGCGCCGCTGACGTTCAGATTAAATGCACGTGACTACTTGGAGTTGAACGAGCCCGTCTACACGCGCTCACTAGTAAAATTGCCGAAGGAGGCAATGCTGCGCTATAAGCAGCTGCTGAAGGACCTTGTAACAGAAATTCGCGGGTCTCAGGTGGCCGTAAACGGGCGTGGAGCGGCGGCGATTAAAGTTCGTCAGCTGCTGCAGGGCGGCGTTTATGACAAGAAGCGTAACGTGCTGGTGGATAACCACGCTAAGCTGGACGCTTTGGCTGAAAAGCTCGAGGCTTTGGATGGTGAACCAGTCATCGTGTGCATCCAGTTTCGCAGCGAGCTGGAAGCCATTATGGAGAAATTTCCATATGCCAAGGTCATCATTGGCGGAACTCCTGCAGGCGAATCCGCACGGATAATTTCCGCGTGGAATAAGAGGAAAGTACCATTGCTCGTCGTCCACCCTAGGTCGTTGAGCCATGGGTTGAATATGCAATTTGGCGGCCACCATATTATCTGGTTAGGCCTCGAGTGGAGTTTGGAAACATACCAACAACTTAACGGACGCCTTCAGCGAATGGGACAAACCAAGACGTGCGTCATAGACCATATCGTCGCCGATGGCACCATTGATACGCGTATTTTGGCCTCGCTCCAAGCGAATGAAAACCTGCAACAGCTGTTCTTAGGACTGTTGAACGAAGAAATTGAGGAGAATTCTGATGATTAAATATTGCAAAGTATGTGGCGAAATGTTCATCACTGACGACCCCATTGACGACTGGTGCTCGGATGAGTGCAAAGAAAAATCTATGCTGCGTAAGAACTATCGCATGCGCAGCATGAACCACTTCCGCAACAAGCTCCAAACCATGGCCATTGACAAGCCGCTTATGGAGGCAAAGAAGAAGGAAGCTGAGCGCGCGGAGAGTGCCAAGGTTGCTGAGCAGCAAAAGGAAAAAGGCCAGAGCGTCTATCCTACCAACTTGTGGGGACAAAACACGTGGGTCGATTCCGAGTCGGTACAAAAAGAGCGCGAGCGTATCGCCAGCAATGCACGTATCAAGCGAGATATGCCGGTGTTCAAGAATGAAGCTGGCGAGCTTGTCGTGCTCAAAAACCCCGAGACTGAGAAGCGGCACAAGATGGCTACGTTCGAGAGCGCTGACGAATGGAAACAGCGCAATGCTGACCAGTTGATTTATTGCAGGCGCTTGTCCGCTACGTTCGCCAAGAGCTTGTGCGGAGCGTATCGCCAGTGCAACAAGTGCCCTCAGCGCCCTGATGTCAAGGCTACGCAACTTGGCACTGCGGTTACTGATTATGACTACGGAAGCGAGGCTCTGCCTGAAACTTATCAAGACAACGACATGAGCGACATTTCTTCTATTATCAAGAAGAACGGCAATGAGGGCGATATCTGATGTTGCCCCTCGTGTACGCATGCGACTCAGTGTTGATGGTGGATGACGGGAGGGCCATAGTCAGCTCGCGCGATTCATTTGCGCATCACCATCTTATGGAGGTAATGTCCGAATTTCCACCATGCTCGCCGTTCGACACGTATTTTATTTTGAAAATCAGCCATACAAGCGTTTACAAAGGTTCGCTGATGGCGTATACTTCTTTTGGTGACAAGGTGAAGTTGGAAGGTTCGCTCGTCAAGTATGTGCAGGCTGGAACTGTCATCGTATGCCATAAGGCGTCATTGACATCTGAGGCATTCGAACCTGTTATTGTTTGCGCTGAAGATAAGCGAACCGTCCATATCACCACTAAAGAACAAGCGACCTATGTTTATGGGCTGGTTGCCAAAATGTTACAGCAGGAGGCTCGTTATGACTCGAATTGAAAACATGATTTTTGGCTTAATTGCAGGTGACGCTATCGGCGCAGGCTGCGAGTTCTATCCGCCCGACGCGGTGCAGAAGAACTTTCCCAATGGTTTGACTGCACCAATTGAAGGCGGACCGCATAAGCTCATGGTGGGCCAGTTAACTGACGATTCTGAAATGATGAGTTTGCTGCTTCGGCAGGTGTATGAAATCGCGCGTGAGGTTGTGCTGAACGGTCAAGATATGACGGACGTCACAAACCACGGCGACTTCGCGAAGACTATGAAGGCGGCTTATCGCGATTGGTATTATTCGCGGCCTGTCGATTGCGGGTCTACTGTTGCTGCGGCACTCCAGCGGACTGGCATTTATATGGATATTAATGAACATGCGCAAGGCAACGGCGCACTTATGCGCGTTGCACCCGTTGCTGCGCTGTTCTTTTTATCCAACTATGGCGCGCAAATCACGCGTAATGGCCGCATTGCCTCACGCATTGAAGACTTGGCTACTTGGGATGCCGAGCTGACGCATCGCTCGCGTACTTGCATTGACGCCAACCATGCGTTTATTGCCGGTTTGTACTACGCTCTGCAAGGCTATGAGCCCGCTCGTATTAAAGAAATGACGCTTGACTTCTGCAAGCGGGCATTCATTGTGCCAAGCGTTATACAAGCTGTGAGTGGTGAATTGCCTGTTCTTGGGCATGGTTGGGTTCTGTATGCTTTGCAGCACGCTTTCACTTTTGGCCTGCGTACTGGTTCCAGCCTTGAAGAAATCATGGGCGAAGTCACCAAGTTGGGTTATGACACGGATACTAATTGCGCCGTTGTTGGTGCGATGTTGGGCGCTCGCAGTATTATACCTAATGGTATGAATTACAACACCATCTACTATTGCCAGCCTAAAACGCGCCCGCAAAAGTATTGGGCCAGCTCGATTATGAAGTACGCCAATGGTCTGCAGAAGTTGATTTACCTCGCTCAGCTTATGAATGACGTTCGCGCGAATGACCAGCAGCTTAAGGCGGAAGGAGTGTAAACAATGGCGACTGATTGGTTTATCGTTAAGATTCAGCTGAGCGAATTTCCGCGCAACGAGTCTGTGCTGGCGTACAACGAAGACAAGAGCATCCTTATCGAACGCGCCGCGAGCGAAGAGGACGTTCTGCTGTTGGATGAAGTGCGCAAGCTGTACGCCATGGCCTATGTCGATGAAGACGACGTGCTGATTATCGATCTTGACCAAGAAGTGGAGGGCGTCGAATGGTAACGCCGTATACGCAATTCTTTCCCGTGCGCGTTGAGTACACCAGCGATAACGACCATATCTATGTGATAGACGAAGCTGGCAAGCTGCGGAAGTGCTGGATTGCGTCGCCTGCTGATAAGCGACTCTTTGAAGACACGAATGTCCACTATTTCCAAGCCATGTATGAGTTTGATGGCATGAAGGAACGCTTCACAGTCTTGGTGGACCAGCCTGCTGAACCTTTTGAATATGATGAGGACGACTAATGGGACTGAGCGAGCTCGACACATACATTAGCGTTAGGCTGGTACGGCACAATGGCATGTGGCTCTTGGAAGGCGAGCATCCTCAGCGTGAAGGCACCATACGCTGGGTGCCGTCTGAGAATGAATTGAAGCTGCTGCATGATGGCAGGCGCCATATTTTCCCATTACGCTCGCGTGAAGACATGGGCGCTGTTATCTGCTATGTGGATTTCGCGCATGAGCTCCATTTGCGCCATACCACTCGGTGCTATTACAGCGATTGCAATTGCCCTTATCTGTGCGACGACGGACATTGCGACATTGCTGATGGCTTCACGTATCCTCATGGCCTGCCGTGTAACTTGGGCGGGCTTGAAGCGCGCACGGTAGTCAGCGAGTACGATTTCACTGATGACGGCATAGGCGAAGACGACGATGACGATGACGAGGTAATGCAATGATTACCTATCTTATGATTATCAGCCTTGTCAGCGCGGCGCTTGGTTTTGCGGCAGTTGGGGCAGTACTGATAGCAATAGTGGTGGACTATATGCTGACGAACAGCACTAAATTTGGTTTAGGTTATTGCCTGCTTGTACTGTTCGTTGCTGCTTGCACATTACGCGTAGAATACGAGGTGTGCAGCGCCATAAACGAGTGCCTTGCCACGCTGTAAATGAGTAAAAGAAAAGCCCCGCTTGTGAGAGCGGGGCTTTTTCATTAGAAGGATAACTTGGCTTTGATGTTCGCGTTGACGGTCAGCTCAGGCCAGTCGATTTGCGTAACAAACTTTTCAGGCCACGGACACGCAGGATCGTCAGGTCCACCCCAAGGGAAGCCCGGTTGCTGAGGAATATCGCGCAAGGCTTGGCGGTACGCCTTGATCTCTTCAAGCTTATCCGTATCAAGCGGATAGTCCGGCATGACGAGATAATCTGTTGCAGTAATACGCCTATCGCGTTCGGCGCGTATGTTCGCCGCGAGTTCTTCTTGCGTCGGCGTGGGTGCAGCGTAAGGTTGCTCTTCTGTCACGCATTCGGGGTGCGCCTCGGCGTAGGCAAAGACCTCATCCCAAAGTTCAGCGAACTCGGCGGCATAAGGGTAAACGTGATACGGGAAGCCGTTTTTTATAATGACGTAGGAATCGTCAAATGCACGGTGGAATATATTTCCATATTCAGACATAATACCTCCTTTTTAAGCTATTCTGATAGCAAGCCCGAATGTTCTCGTGCCCCCTGCGACCTGTGAAAAATTCAATTCTTGAAATTGACCACCATCGTTATTACCAAGACTCATGACCAGCCATGTTCCTCCTGCGGGCAATGTTGAATAGTGGACATTTACAACATTGGGCGTAACGGTCGCCGCCCATGCCGTCCCTCCGTTCGCAGGAGCACTGCCCGCACTGTTCGCATAGTTCACGCTGAAATTGGCGGGGTTGTAGACGCGCATGTTGACGCCGTCATTGCCTCCCCACAACCACTTGGGTTGACCTCCTTGTCCCGTCCAACTCCATGCTATTTCACCGCCCTCTGTTAAGCACAGGCGGTTCGCGGCCCATGCCGTCCCGCCATTTGCCGGAGCACTTCCGGCGGTATCTGCGTATCCGGCGGTATCGGCTTTCGCATGTATTACACGGCCATCCATATATGCCTCCCCCGTGTCCGGGGAAAAACGAAATGAATACCCTTCCTTGCCACGCGCCCCAGAGAGCACGATTACCCTTCTTCCGCCGTCAACGACCTGTTTTATTTGTATGTCGTTGATTTGGAGAGGGCTATCCGCCACAAGTTCTCTCGTGCCGTCTTCATAAGTCACAGCAGCAAGGGACGCTATATCTCCTCTGCTATTTTTTGAATAGACTTGCGCGTACTTAGCGTTATCCGATGCGCGCTGTATGACATCGAACCCGCCCATGACCACGCTGTTTTTGTCGCCAAGAAACAGGCCGCGCTCAGTATCGGTAGAGGGTGCCGACCCAATCACATTTGCGGGATCATTGATCTGCATGCTGCCCGTCAGGACGCCGCCGCCAGTCGAGAGCGCGGGCTTGTATTCCCCGCCTCCGGTCAGAAAGCTATCCTGTTGCCCGGCGGTTGCGGGCGGTACAAGGCCGCTTGTCCCGGCTGTCGATGCCGTCGCGCCCTCATACTCGGGCACGGAGATGATGCCGTTGATGGATTTGAGGCCGTCACCAGTCCTAAGACTATTGAAAAACTCCGCCCACTTGCTCCATTTGCCATCGTTGTTTCTGTTTCTCAGGGCAAGCCGTTGAGCCGTAGCCATTGCGCCGCCCGAAGAAATGCCAAGTTGCGTGGTCAACAAAGAATTTGCGGAACACAAGAGCAACATCTTTATCGGGAAGCCGGGGCCGTTCGTCGTGCCCGATTGATGAATGGCATACACGCCCTGATTCGTGAGGGTGTTGCAGTCTACGGCCCCTGTACTTTTTGCGTTGAACAGCCCCCGTGCGCTCGCAAGATCACCCTGATTCCCCCCAATCGCCACGTCCTTCGCCTGCAGCTCGTTAGACGAATTATACTTGATAGTCACGTTGTCAACTGCAGACGTGTCCACCGCAGGCGTGTCCACCTTCCAGCTGTCCCAGCTAATTTGACTATCGATATTCAGCCACTGGACTGTCACCTTGATGGTCAGGCCGTCGTCAGCGCTATAGGTCATGTCTTCGATTACGAAGCTGGTGTTGTCTTCCTGTAGTCGTTGTTGTCTAGTAGGATAGAATCCCGTATCGGACAAGTTGGCGATTGTAACGCCGTTGAGATCGATTGTTCCGTTGGTGATACCTTTGATGTTCCACGTACCAGTGATATACGAATTATGAGTATCGGACGCGGTCCACGTGTTGGTCAGCGAACCGCTCTTGGTGATAGTCATACCACTGGCGACGCCATTACACGTGAGGATGGCGTTTTTGCTGTTGTTCTCGAGCGTGTAAGTATCGGTGCCGGGGACGAGGTCGTTCTGCCCTATGGTACCATATCGGCTGTACGTAAGGCCGTTCGCTGCGTATACAAACTGGGCAGTAGACGAACGGTCGTCCGTAGTGAAGTTCCACAGGTAGAACGGTGAGTTAACCTTGCCGTTAGGCCCTGTAATGGACGCATCAGGGCTGGTGATGTACAGCTTGACGGAATCGGTGAAATTGTCGAAATTCACCGTAGTGTTGTCCGCCTCGAATTCTCCCAGCGCCTTGGCAATCTGAGAAGTATACTCGTGAACGTGCTCATAGAATGCCTGCTGAGTGGACTGCGCTACAAGCAGAGCATTGTCAGCCGTATCTTGTGCGACGTTAGCCGAGCCTTGCGAGTTGCTGGTGGCATTGAGCGCATCGTTGGCAGTCTGCTGGGCAGCATCAGCCGCGTCCTGAGCTTTATCAGCCGCATTCTGGGCGTTATCCGCCGTCAGCTGAGCAGCATCGGCCGCGTCCTGAGCTGCATCAGCTGTGGCCTGAGCTTTGTCTGCAGCAGCCTGAGCTTTGGCTGCGTCAGCTACGCCCTTCTGGGCGGTCTCAAGAGCTTCATCAGCGGTATCTTGGGCGTTGTCCGCCGCAACCTGAGCAGCGTCGGCGGTCTCCTGAGCATGGTTAGCGGCGGCTTGAGCTGCGTCAGCCGTATTCTGAGCTCGCTCGGCAGCTTCAGCCGCCTCATTGGCTTTATTGAGCGCGGTATTGGCCGTATCCAGAGCTTCATCAGCCTTGGTATTCGCTTCATCGGCATACGTACCAATTTGCGTCAGAGCTTGCTCAGTCTGCCAAATCATGGACGGGCCAGACAGTTCGCCCGTGCCTGTACGGATATATTTGAAATCATAGGCCATAAGTTGCTCCGCTTATTTGCAGGGAATCCAAAAGAGACTACGGATACCGCCATCGGTTCGATACGTGTCGCCCTTGCAGATAGGCCAGATTGTGGGGACGTATTCAGAGCCGCCGTTACGAATCCATGTTGATCGCCAGCCATTGATATACACGTAGCCTGCAGACGAGTCGCCCCAGTTCGTATACAAATAGCCATTCTCATCAGCAGTATACTGCGTATTGTTCGAACGGCCTGCAATGGCTGGCCAGTTGGGTACCATGGAACCGCCCGCTGAAGAGTCCATCGTCGTAGGAATAATCACGTTGCCAGAGCCGTCAAACGAAGCTGTCCCATTGACGGCGCCTGACAATGTGATATAGCGCCGATAGCGAAGTTTATCCGCCACGGAGCATGTAGTGCCGACGGTTACGTTCTTCGTGCCGTCAATAGAGAAACTGCCGGTTACATCACCAGTCAAGGTCACCGTACGGGCGGTTTTCCATTTGGGCGTTTGGGCGGCTTCGTTAACGTCGACAGTGATGGAGACATTGCCGGCAGAATTAAATTTGCCGCTACCAGTCGCATCGCCAGTCAGCGTTACGGTGTTGTTTGTCTTGACGAACCCACCAGCTTCGGACTTGTCGCCAAGGAAATCGAACAAGTTCTTCCAGTAGGAAGAGTCAGTTCCCGGCTGAATGGCTTTCTTGGCGTCGGTCTCGGTCCCGCTCTCCTTAATGCAAGCGTAGTAGGTACCATTGTAATTCACAATCGCCGGCGGAATGTATTGCATGTCTTTCGACCATGTAATCATGCCGCCAGACTGGAAATAGAACAAAATGGCGGACAGCTGATACAAGGCGCCGTTGAAATCCCAACGGTGAGGAGGAATACCGCCTTGCGCTATCGGCTTCTGGGTTTCTGGCGGGAATCCAATATCCGCCGCAAACCGTCCTTGTGAAGCATTGGTGGCAACAGGCACCGTCTTGTCGCCATCAATGGCGTACGGCGACGGCAGCCATTGCGTAGGATAGACTGGTTTCATAGAAACTTTGCTCCTTATTCTTCAATAATCGTGAGCTTATACGTGGACGCCAGCTTGTTGAGCGTCGTAGCTGTGGTAGAACCTGCCGGCACGTAAATCGTGACGTTATCTTCAGCGCTCTTGTACGGCATGACATTGCTCGCATTCGAGATATTGGCGGCCGTCAAGCGCAAGTCATGGCGCGAAGACAACAGGTAGCTGATGCCGCGCAAATCGTCCGCGCCCTTAAGCACGTCAACATGGCAGCTGGTCAAATCGAGCCCATACAGCATGAAAGTACAATAGGAAAGTTCCTTACACTGCGCAAACAGATTTGCAGGCAGCGCAGTAATTTTCGAATTGTACAACATACCACTGGCACGGCCAATATTCGTGCACAAGTCGAATATCCCATCCGGCAGCTCAGGCAAGCTCGAATTGTAGAAAAGATATTCGTATAGCGAAACAGAACCGCCAGTGTACTTGAAGAAGTCCGCCGAAATCGATTCCAGCTTGGTAGTGAATGCGAACAGGTAGTTGAAGGCGCTGTCGCGCTTAGACGTGCTCGCCGTCCCATTAGTCGTTTGACGAACGCCCGCAAACTTGGGAATAGGGCTGTAGAGCGAGACGAGCGTGTTCTTGAACCAGTACAAGACAGGTTCTTTTTCCACATCTAATGTTGACGTCGTCCGCATGTCAATGTAGGTATCTTCCCAATTGTCCGCTTGGATTTGAATAATATATTTGCCACCCTTGACATAGACGTGCGTCGCTGCGGACGTATCATAGGCCTCGCCATTGGCAGGGAAGTCGGCACGAGTGAGCGTTTGTGTCTGGCCGTCGCCCCAATCAATGTTCAGTTTGAGGTTGGCGTTGATGGAGTCGTTCGCGAAGAACGAAGCGCCGACGATGAAATTGCTCTCATCATTGACCGCCGCCTCAACCTTGAATGCCCACGTGTCAGGACCAACAGGAATCGGTTCTGGGTCGGGGTCGGGGTCGAGGTCGGGGTCGGGGATGAAAACGTAGTCTTCGTTGATGATGTCGTACGGCAAGAACACGCCTTGGTTGAACGGCTGAAGCTCTGAATGGGTAAAGCCGAAAGTTTCCTCAGGTCGTACTTGCAGCCATTCCCAGCCTACACCGCCTCCACGCGCCAACAGGCCATAGTTGGTTAAAATCGCCTTCTGCTGGTCATCCGCATAGAACAGCGTGATGATGCGAATCGTCATGTTCTGCTTGTCGTAAATAAACACACCTTCGCCGAACAAGCGAGTAAGCAAATCATTGATTGAAGCTGCGTCACTTGCGGAGATATTCGCCACTGCCTTGTAGAGGATGAGAAAACGGTATGTCTCGTCATCCCATACAATTTGGCCGCTGGACGTGTTCAGCTGGCGCTTGATAGCGACGATGTCGCCCCAATAGTCAAGAGCCACGCCTGTGCACGTCGGCAACCAGAACAGGCAATTGTAAATGGTGTCGAGGTCGCTGGAGGCGTCCATGGTATCCTGAAAGGAACCCGCCAGTTTTACCATGGTAGGACTGGCCGCGTACTGACTTTGAATAGCGATGGAAGCAAGAGAGCCGACGTCGTATAACTCACGAAAATCGGCTACCTCGTCCATGTTTTTCCACGTAGGAGCGCCCATTTAAGCCTCCACGATGGTGACGTTATCTTCGGTTATAACCGGCTCTTGGTCAGCATTGATAACGACCGAGTCCGCGTAGTTGGTGTTCCCGAGCGCGATCTTGATATTGCTGATTTGTGAAACGCCATCAGTAGACATAACTGCGATATAGAAGCGGCTGGCGTAAACTGTCGATGCAAGACCGACTCGCAAATTACCACTGATTTCAGACTGGCCGAGAAAGTCGGTCACCACTGCTTCTTTAACCGCGTTCTTGATATTGTTATTGAGCGCGCTCGCGTTCGGGATTGCAACCTGTACGTTGAAACTTACGGTTTCAGGGCGATAGATTTTGTACTCGTACAGGGCGTTGGCGAAGTCATACGCCACGTGCTGGATGGTCGTATTGCCAGACGTTCCACAACCGGCGTCTTTTTTGGTGTAAATCGCTTCAGCAATGTCGTCGTCTTCGCCGCCATACACACATACGGCGACGCTGTGGCCGTCCACATTCACGCCATACATTTCTTTGGGGTTGGGGCCTGTATTCTCCAGCACTTGGCAGTCAATGACCCCATTGATATCGGCAATTGTCCCATAAATAGAAATAGCGCTTCCATGGGCGTTCTTAGCCACGGAAGCGTATCGGCGGGCTTCAAATTCGGCGCGCGTTTCTTTTAGGCGCCCTGTTGCCCCGGGTTCGTCGTTGTCTACCGAGGACCAACCGGGGATAACCGTCACAATTTTGGTAACTGAGTGCGCCGCAATTTCAATCGGTCCGGGTTCGGACACCTGAAAATATGCGGTTGCCGCGCCGCTAGAACCGATGGTGACGCTCGACAAACACGTCAAGTTGTAACCTTCCGTACTCTGTACGATGGCGCCGTATGGGATGGTCGTACCGTTGAGGCCTGTGACCTCGCACGTTACCACGGTTGCTTCAGCAATTTTTCTCGTGAGAAAGTAGATATATCCAAGCGCGTCTTGGAAGCGGTCAACTGCCGTCTTGGGGTTCAGCTGATTCGCCAAGTAGAGGAGCTCGGAATTTTTCGCCTCGATTTCTGCCGTCAGCGCGTCAATAAGCTGGCCTGCTGGCGAAGTAGGCTCGACGTCGAGAAGAGGCGAGCCCTCACCTCGATTGAACGCTTTCTGCCAGTCATCTGCAACGGCGGTGCGAATGTCCTCAGTTGCAGGAACTTGCAAGCCGAGCTCGTCATCAAAGGAAATATGAGTTTGAGACATATGCCCGCCTAGAGTTCGACGATAATCGGAGTTTGGGTGGTGGTCGTAAATTCGATGGAACCAGACAGCTGTCTGGTGGTATGGTCGAAGTTCGCAGTGTTCACATCAACAGCCGTAACCTGCTCCACGCCGTCCACTTGAGAAGCCGCGTCGCGCATATAAGTTGATGCGAGTACGGCGATGATTGGCTTGGCAAGCTGGACGTCGAACCATGGAATGCCATGTTCTGTGTCAAACACCAAGTCGCCCTCGAAACACCTGATTTCGTTGGCGACATTTTGGGCGACGCAGTAATCGCCAGTAGTGATGTTGATTTGACCGACGTCGTTACAACTGATGTCCCACTGGTCATTCAACATGAAAGAATAATTCGTGTGGCTCATTGGGGACCCCCAGTTGTGCTACTGCCAGACTCAACGCCCGTGTGGACATGCGACTCAAGGACGATGCCGTTAGACGTGATGGAGCCGCCGGTGTTGGTCAAGCCGTTCTTGAACTCGGCACCCGAACCAGAACCAGCATCGGCGCCAGTCTGGACCAGACGGCCAGACAGCTCGACCAAAGGCGTATTGAGTGCGATTTTGTCGCTCGCATTCACTTCAACTATTTTAGTGTTGACAACGACTTTATCAGGCCCTGTTATGGTGATTTCGCGCTTTTCATCGTTCAGGTGGATGAATGTCTCAGGAGCCGTGTTAACGAACCCGCCAAGATAAAAGCCGTCAGACATAGAGAATGTCCGGTAGGAACCCGGTGTTGAGGGCTGTGAAGTGCCCTCTTGAACCTTAGACGAATCCTGCTGGGCGAAAATCGCCAAGCCTATATCGCCCGGTTTGGGGTCCATGACGATTGCAGCCGTACCACATTGCGCGCGGTAAAATGGCAACTTGGGGAGAGATACTTGCGGCAGAGCATTGCCGTCTGACCCTCGCTGCATCACCAGCGGCGTGCATGACACATAGCCCGCTCCGCCAGTCGGTCCCGGAGCTGTGCACGAGTCCACGATAACCGGGATAGCCGTGTTCAGCATTCCCTTGACCGTGTTCTCAATGATGAATTTGAGCTGGTTATAGGGCGAAGAATTGGTATCAAGATCTTGGTTACTGTATACCGCCGAGGAATCTCCAGCCATATGTCCCTTCCACTACAGTTTCCCACGGGCCGCCTTTTGGGTCGTACGCCGTGAGGTTATGCGTCACTTTGGAAACCCGCCACTCGCCAGAAGCCTTCGGCACGATGGACTCCACCTGCACAAGGCCGCCGCGTTGGATGTTGGGGTTGAAGAAACACTTGAAACTCAGTGTCATGTTGCCGAACGTCGGGTAACCTATCATACCAGTAGTTGGCGAGACGAGGACCGTTCCACCTGCTGTCTGGCGGGTTTCCCCCTTCGGCAAGAGTATCATTTCTTCGTCATCAATGATGAGGTCCGCACCGACTTGGTCCGCCGCAGCTTTCGCCTTCTCAATCGGCGAACCACTCAGGACCGTATTCGACAACGCGGAATCGACGCCCTGATTCTTAAATGAGAATCCTGACGTCGCCGCCATCTGCTGCACCACGTCCGCGGCCTTTGTTTCGCCGCTCGTGGCCATTGGAGCTTGGGACATGAGGCTGGCAAAACCACCAGTCATGGCCTCAATTTTCATGGTTGGGTCAGGGGCCGTGTTGAAATCAGCCCACGCACTGGAAATATTGCCAGAAAAAATGCGCGTCAATAACTGCCCTTGCTCGCCCGCCCATATGGCGATATGGTTGCGAGCAAACATGAACGGCTGTTGGGCGATGGTTGTAGCCGCCGCCATGTCATCATAGGACAGGCCCATGATGGAAATTGACGCTTTATTTTTGTCTGGCAGCCCTAATTTCTGCACGCTCACCTTGCAAGCCAAGCCCGTAAAAGACTTCGTGAGGCCATTGTTGAGCTCGATATCGATTTGCAAGGCTTTTTTGGTGTAACTAACTGCCATATCAGTACTTCATCCACTCGGGTTTTTCTTCGTTCTCGGACAAGTACAACAGGAAGAAACGCGTGTTCAACTCCGCGTACTGCGGCGGGTCTGTACCAAGGCTATCGGCGAAGTGGAGCGACCCCTTGAACTTGGTAGTGGGATACTGGACGAGGTTCGCGCCGTCAAGGCAGATTGCGCCGGCAGTGACCAACTCGCCATTAACGGTGAGGTCCATATACATATACAGGCCGCGTTGATAGAGGAGGATTGTGCACTGCTGGTCGTCCAACAGAACGTTGAATTCCTGACGCGGCAGAGCTCGAATCGGAATTTCTCGCATCAGACCAGCCCTCCAAGATTGAGCTTCTTCCCACCGTTGGCGTCAAAGAACGCGGAGTTGCTCGGCTTCTTCGTTTGCGTCTGCCCCGTCTTTTGCGTCTTGGCAGACGACGCCCGCTTTGTTTTGGTTACTCGCGTTGTCTCCACCTCGCGCACTTCAATGGCGTGGAGTTCTACCACAAGCAACGACGCACCGTCTGTGGCCGTTCGCTTGTAGCTGTAGGACTCGAGCGTCATCTTGAGGTAAACAGCCGTCGGCGTCACAATGTCCACCAGTTCGGCACCAGACACCAGCTTGTTGAGCGCGTCAAGAATGGCTGACTGTGTCGCGCCGTCTTGCTGAGAAGCCCCAGTTATCACCACATCCAGAGGCGTTTCCACTTTATTGTAAGCGGCGAAGCTGCTCTTCTCAATGGGCGACGTCAGCACTTTCGACTCATTCTTGACGTCAATGTCCATAATGCCGTCAAACTGCACTGACAGCCCTTTGTTCCGCGCGACGACAGCCCACTCAGAACCTGTGTTAATAGCGTTCGAGTTGGAATCGGCGCTTGAATTGGAATTAAGCACGGTCAATTGACTCATTTGGTATTTACCCCCGAGAGAGCGGGATACATCATACTGCCAAACTGGTTGGAGAATGAGGAGGCCGCGTCGTTAAACGTGCCATCGGCATTCGTCGCGTTTGTGTACACGTTGAAAGTGCCCACGTTGAGCGTGGAATCAACTTTCGTGTTGTTTGGAGCCGCGGGCTTATATGCGAGCGCTGAAGGCTGCGTTTGAGCTTGAGCTGGCGCTGACGCGTGCTGCATGGCGGAAATGGTGGGCAGAGCAGCTGAGGCCAGCGTAGGGGCTGGCGCAACAACTTGGGGAGGCAACAACGCTTGTCCCTTGCGGGCTTCAGTCACGGGATTCCCACGCCCGTCGTATCCCATAGCATAGGGATTTTCGAATGCGGGATTGTTGTTCAGCGGGCTCTTGTCCGTCGGCTTGACTTTGGCTTTTTCCTTAGCCTCCTCGTCATCACCACCAAAGAACCCACCAGCAAACTCCTTAATGCCCTCCCAGATACTGCCGAAATCGAGGTTATCGAACCACTCCCAAATGCGGTTAAGGAGGTCAAGGACGTAATCTACGGCGCCCTTGAACATATTCTTCACAGCTTCAAGGGCGTTATTAAAGACGTTGCGTAAGGATTCACCAGCCTTACGCCATTCGCCGTCCATAATATTGCCAATGAGCTGGAAGATGCTCGTAAATACGCCGATGATGGGCTTCAAGGCCGGTTCAAAGAAGCTGGCGAAGCGCGAAACTTCTTCCGTCAGCCCGTCCCATAAGGCTTTGCCCGTCGCCTTCAGGCCTTCCCATGCCGCATTAAGACGTGCGGCAATTTCTTCGCCCGTCCCGAAGATGCTCCACAGGTCTTCAAGAGCAGAGCCTCCACCGTTCATGTAGGCGATGAGGTCATCGATAATACCAGCAAGTAGAGCAGCGACCGCGATAATCGCCATAATGGCGGCAACTACCGGGTTCATGAGCCATGCCGCTAGGAACTTGAGGGAGAGAGCAATAAGGACGCCAAAGAAGGCGATGACGAAATTCTCGTGTTCTCGGAGGAAGACGATGAACTTCACAAACTCATTCGCCAGCTGCGTGACCACTGGCGTGAGCTGTGCGAAGATAAGGTTGGCGACGGACTGCGTACCTTTTCCCAGCAGGTTCATCGCCGAATTGAATTCGCGGGCAGTCTCAGCGTCCTTCTTGGAGTAGGCGAAGAGCTTCATCGCTCCAACCAATTCCTCGACTGACTTCCTGCCCTTCTGGACCAACCTGATGGTGCCTTCGTCAAGCCCCAGTTGCTGGAGGATATACGTGCTCTTCATCTTCGACATGCCGGCAACTTTGTCCGCCAAGTCTGGGAGCACTTCGGTCAAATTCTTGAGCTTGCCCTCAGCATTGACTGCGCTGATTCCCATATAATAGAGCCATTCAACACCAGCTCCGCCGCCGACGAGGGCTGCGTTGCGCAGGTTGTCGCTGAAGCTCTTGAGAGTCCCTTGAAATGCTTCAGCCGACCCGCCAGCATTCTCTACTGCAGCTGACCATGCGTCGATTTCCGCGACGTCCATGCCCAGCTTGTCGGCGAGAAGTCCCAGCTTGTCGGCTTGGCTGATGAAGTTATTGAAGGCGTTCCCGATCGCCAGAGCACCAGTCAATGGCGCGAGGACATTCGATATAATGTTCTGAACGCCTGATTTGATTCGATTCTCTGCTTGCGCCATACCCTTGGCGACACCTGACGGGTCAACGCCGAAGAGAATTTTGAAGGAATCAATAATCGCCATGGGTGGCTCCTAGAAAAATTTTTTCATAAAATCGCCCAAAAGCTATTTACAAGTTCATTTGGTTGGTGCATACTGTCTTTAACAAATGGTTGCTACAAGTGAATAGTGAATAATGAATGGAGGTACACTATGTTGGCAGTTGTTACTATTAGCGATGGCATGGGTGAACCTGTTGAATTGCACAACTTCTTTTATAAAGGTTGTGAACCAACTTGTACACTTGAATACCACGTCTTCAACGAATCTAATTGTAGGTTTGTTCTCAAAGGCTTAGCCAAGAACTTAGAAATGAAGATGAAGCATGGCGTCATGCCTAAGCAAACGTTGTCTTTAAAGCTCTACAGTGATGTGTTAGAAGATGATATGTACATTGAACAGTTGGTTACTGTGAAGTAACACATAAGAAGAAAGGCTGTATGATTAACATACAGCCTTTTTCTCTTCAACCCTTTCACCTTCGCCGGAAGAACAACTTGAATTCATTATATAAGGGTTACCGCCCAAGAGGATAAATTGAAAAAATATTCGTTTTCCAGCTGAAAACCCGTTTACATCACCATTGGCTTATGGCATAAAGAAATCAACGAACAACTTGGAGGAATATCATGAACGTATAGAAGGTTTACGTCGCTGTTTACGTCACCATCGACCTCGCTGATGGCGACACTGTTTACGAGCCCATCACTGACGTGTCGTTTGACTCTAAAGTCTCCGACAAGAACTTCATCTGTCAGCAGGTCGTCAACCACGTGCGCAACGCTCGCCGCGCTTGCAGCTCGCCTGACGCGCACAACCGCATCATCACGGATTACCCGTGGACGGTGACCGTTGACATCCCTGCCATCGACTTCACTTGGTACGCGGAGGTGGCGTAATGGACAAAGTGGAAATTAGAGAAGCGCTTATTGTGCGCATGTCAATTGTTCGCGAGCCTGATGGGATGACGCCTGTGTTCTTTTGCGGCGTCACTTTGAAGGACTGCCTTGAAGAGGCGATTAAGCAGTCATTGCTCCAAATGACTGAATCGCTTGCCAAAAATGACAAGCAAGGCGTCTACATGATGAACGTGCGTACGAGCGATGGTTTGATGAGGCAATACGAATTTTCATGGCAAGGCAGCAAGCGCATTTACTAGAATGCGAAGAGGCCGCGAGTAATGAGCTCGCGGCCTTTTCTTTTACTTGATTTTGTGCTTGCGCTTGGCTTCTTGCTGGTGGAAATCGTCAACAACCCACTTATTATAGTCAGCCACTTGGATTGTTTCGAAAATATCCAAGGCGTCCGTATAACTGTATACGGTTTGGAGCTCGTGCAAGGTCGCCATTTGCCGTGCTACCAACGTTCCAACCACATTGGTGACGTTCGCGTATTCAGCTAAGCCTTTGATGCCGGAACCTTGAGCTTGAGAGTATTGTCGTTGCTTTGGGAGGTCGACGGGCTTTCGGTAAAAAAACTGAGGTTGAGCTTCATGGCCTCCATCCGCAACTTGAACAGCGTCTGCACGTCCTCGATGTAACCATCCACGGAATCGGACGTGCACTTCTGGTCAACGCCAGCGTCAATGCGGGTGCAGCAGTTCAGCATTTCCTCCAGCAACGGTTCAGCGTCTTCATACCGAACGTTGGCAAGAGCACGCATGCCTTGAGAAGCCAAGTGGCTTGCTGCGGCTTGCAAATCTACGCCGCCATCGGCTTCGCCCTTATTCGCCGCCGCAATGAGCAACAGGGCGCGAGTGAGCCAGCGCTCCAATTTGGTGGCGGGCATTTCCGTAATCTTGAATTGCAGCTGCTTCCCGCGGTCATCGATGGACACGGTGATGGATTTACGCATAAGTGCTCCGTATTATTAGACTTTCTTATAAAACTCGTCGAAATTGCGGTTGTGAGTATTAGCCCGCAAAATCCATTTCGAGGCCTTAAAATGAGTTTTAAGAACTCGAATTTTTCGGCTACCCGTGAAAATTCGAGCTCTTAGCGAGTTTACTGGCAGAGGACCTTAGAACGACGCGATGTCGAGCCGCTCAAAGTGGAAAACCCACGTCGTCGGGTCCAGCACCTTCTTGTTGGAAGGGAACGGCACGCCATCATGGAGGACGCCTTTCGACCATGTGAAGATTTTGCCAACCGACGGCACGACAAACGTCAGCGAGCACTCGTAGATGGTCTTGTTCGTCGCCATCGCGGAGTACAGGGTGCCGAAGCTCTTGGCAGTGCGCGAAGGCGCTTCAAGCGTGATGGTTACGGGGAAGATGGCCGGCAGATAACCAGCCACCATTTTGCCATCCACGGACATACGTGTTTCAGCAACCTGCACGCTGTCCTGCACCACAGACTGGTCAGTCCCAAACATTTCCAGCTCGATGCCGGCAGGGAAGAGCTGGTCAACGACAAGCACACCAGTCGCATTAGTGGAAGTAATATCGAAATCAGCCATGTCGAATCCTTGCGATTAGAGAATTGCCGTGCTGGCCACGGTGATGCGCTGAACAGCTCCGCCGTAAGTATACCAGAGCGAGATTACTGGCGTTTCGCGATTGACTCGAGCTTGAGCACCCGGGTCAATAATCTGCAGGAAGTAACCGGCGGTGAACAGCTCTTCGGAAATGTCCATTCCAGCCTCCGCCATTACTTCGGCCTTTTGGGCGTCGGACAGGTTCACGCCGGCTTCAATGGTGCCGTTGGTACGAGCGCGGTTGATGGGGTCCATCATCCACGAACGAATCCGCGCATATCCACCATCGGTATAAGGAACGCGCGGCGCGATAGTGAGGCCGTTCATGATGGCCACCTGCAGCGCGTTGTTCAGCCAAATGGAGTTGATGAGCGGGTCAATGAACACGTAGTTCGAGTTCAGCAAACGGCCGGGATAGAAGAAGTCAAACTCGGCATTTCTGGTGGCGTAGTTGCCAAAGAAGTTGGCGTTGCGGTTCTCGAGGAAATTCGCCATAACTTCCGTCGTCACCGTCGCCGCCAGTCCCACGCCGGACTTGAACGCATACGTGATGGCGCCGTTTTCACGATTCCAGTCGACGGACGCGATGGAACCCATGAGGAACGCGGCATACTTCGTATCACCATACACGAAAGCCGTGTTGTCGTTCACGGCCATCTTGCTGATGATATCGGTATCGGATTCAGCCGTGGCCAGCGCTTCATTGTCGGAATAGCCGACGTACACGAACCCATAGTTCTGTGCAGCCCAATTAGAGGCCGTTTCGCCGATGGTAGATTCGCCATCAGCAGCGTCGGACGGCTCGCTGAAGGTGAAGGTGACCCAGTTTTGCGAGTGCTCCAGCACTCTGGCAATCACGTCACCGGCGGATTCTACGGCGACGCCAGCAGACGTCAATGCGCCCTGCAAGGGCATCAACCCAAGCGCGTAGGCGAGGTTCGTGCCATCATCTTCCTGCTCGTCCATCACCACAGAACTTTCAGCGCCGGTGGTCTCGGATTTGAGCATGAAGCGTTGGCTCGCGCCATTGTAAGTCAATGTCCACCCTTCAGCATCGGCGGCCACCAAAGTGCACACCTGCGCCATGGAAGTAGCGCTGGCGAGATTGATGCCAGTCACGGTCTTCTTGGTGCCGTCAACGGTGAAGTTCATTTTGCCGGCAGTGACAGCCTTCAGTTGCGCCAGCGTGGAAGGATTCGACGCGGAAAGGACATAGCCCGCCTGCGCAGTCTTCGCCCATGCGGCCACAAACAGAGCCTTGGGCGAAGAGAATTTGTTCACGTACCCATTGAAATACTGGGTCGCGAACATATACGTGGGGGATGTCGTACCAAACACCTCGCCCACAGCGGTGGCGGACGTAAACTCCATCAGCCCACTGGGGAAGGCCAGCTGTTCCGTGGTCAGGTCAACGGGCGTGATGAGCAAGCCGTTAAGCTCGAGCTCGGAACGCCCCGCGCCGATTACACGAGGTTCAATTTTAACAATGTTGGATGCGGCAATCGTCATTTTGCGCCCTCTTAAGGTTTGTGGTGAGCATCCACGTTTTCAACCTTGGCGAGCGCCACATTTTCAGCATACTCTACGCCGAAGGTTGATTTGAGCGTGTAACAAATGTGGACGGTGAGAACCGTTCGCTTGAGGTACTGGTCAGCCCCATCAGTGTACTCTATCGACTGCAAGTCCTCCGAGTACAAGGTGGAAAACCCGTAGTCCTTAAAAAACGCAGGGCCCACTGGCGAGCGCAAAATGCTGTCACAGTAGGCGGCCCAAGTTCTCGACTCGTCGGTATCTGAGCAAAAGTCAATTTGAACGCGTCCTTCAAACATGGTGGACATGGTGAACTTCCCATTCTCGTCCACCTCTGAACGCGCATTCGTCCCAACTCTCGTCGCCCCGCTTAATGAATAAATGATGTAATTGTTCTCATTAGGCGGCAGAGAGCTGCGATTTTCCCAGCCTCGAATAATGTTGCTTGGGCGCACAAGATTCGCCATGTAGGTAGTCAAGAACGCATGGAACGCGGTCAAGACGTCCGGCTGGTTGAAGTCAAGCGGTTGGAACATCGTTTACCCCCGCGGGCTTATTCACTTGGAGCGTACACCGAACTTTCGACCAACCGACGTCGCTGAAATCCTCAACGACGGCGACGACCAACCACCAAGTACCCTCAGACGGCCTGTAAAACATATCGCCATTGCGGCCTAACGGTCTGATGATACCAGCCACTCGCTCTTCCATATTAAAAGAAGTGTACAAGTAGAAGGCTTTGGTGTTGCTGTTTTCGTCCGCCCTGTTCGAGTGGTAGAGAGCCGCGTCGCCTTCGCTCTGAATTTGAGCTTGCAGCTGAACGGGTTCGGCGTATGTGGGCGCGATTTTGCCCGCAAGGTTCATCTGGCCAGTGGACCGATACCGCCATACCATTTCGTCTGGATGGTTGGCGACGATGGAAGTTCTCACGATGTCATGCAGGTTGAGCATCACGTCACCTTATAATCAATGCTTTTGAGGTAGGAACCTGTCCAAACAAGTGTGCCGGCATCAACCGCCTTATGTCGACGCGTAGATTCCGCGTTCTTGGGCGGCATATTCGAGGAAATTTTTTCTTTTATGTCGTCACGTACGACAGCGCCCAGCTGGTTGATGGTCTTCCGCACAATCCCGCCATCCACCATTTTGTTCTTGAGCGCATTCTGCACGCCATTCCGCCATTTGGATTCATTGTCGTCAATCGTCTGGTGGAATGCAGGGCGTGCTGGTATGGTGTCCGTACCATACTCGTTAAAGAAAGCGTACGCTGCGATTGGGTCGTTGGTCACAGAGTTGGTTTTGCCCTCGAGCACGCCAACCTCCAGCTTGACGCGCTCGTCCGCAATTCGCTGGAATATCTTCTTCCACTTATGACCGCCGACCACAACCGCTTGCGTAGCCATATCAACCCCATGGATGGTATTCGTGAAAAGAATAATACCTGCCGCCGATGGAATATTTGCGCATCGCCTGCCAAAAGGTTTGGCCGCATGGCGTCAGCTTGAACCACTCGGGACCCTGACCTTGAGGGCTCTGGAACGAGGTGGAGACTGAGCCTTGCGATGCGGACGCGATAGGGCCGCTCTGACCAATCGGCCAAAGCGCCATCGTCACAATATGACACATCAGCAGGAAGATGAGAATTTCACGCGTTTCAATACCAGCCTCAGGGTCGTAAGGGATACGGCTGGAGTCCGTATTGTCGAGAAACAGTCCAGCCAACTGGAAGCAATATTGAAGTTGCGCATCGGTCAGCTTGCCATCAAGGTATTGCGTCTTGATGGCAGGATAGACATCCAGAAATTTCTCTTGGTTATACGGTACCACAGCCATATCGTCCTCACTCGGGCTTGGTGTTGGTGCGCTTGGGATTCACGGGCTCCAACCCATGGCGCAAGGACGCGCGATTTCTCGCTTCGCCCTCAGCGTCGTGCGCGGAGTTCGCGGCGAAGATGAGGCCGTTTTTGAACAAGTCCATCTGGCCATAAGTCTTCGCAATGTATTCCCAGTCGCTCGCGGCCACCATAGTGAGCCCGTACTGCCCAACAGGCAGCTTGCCCATCTGCTGGCCCGCCAGCTGATGGCCGGACCCATTGATTACGACGTCGCGACCATCAGGCATTTTGAAGCTGAGCCCAATCGCGCGATTGAGCGCGACCATCACCGTTTGGTCAACGTGCGAAACGTTCCCGGGCGTTTCGGGCGCGACAGTAAACGGCGCGGCGGTAGTGGGGGAAGGAGTAGAGCCGCCAGCAACGCCGGAGGACCCATTGCTGGCGGACGTGCGAACAACGCGCGATTGCCCAGACAGCTCAGCTTGATTTTTGGAAATGACTGCCATTGAAAGTGCTCCTTTGGAAATTTGGGAATGGGGAGCGCGAGAACTCCCCATTCATGCCGACTGGTTTACATGCCAGTCATAGAGGCGAACGCGAAGGGCTGAAGAACGATACCGCCGTAGGTGGTGGCAACGAACTTCTGCCGGAAGCTGGATTCAGCGGGAATGAGGCGGCCAGCGCGGATTTTTTCACCAAACGCGAGCACACCGGTGGGAGTTCCAGCCACTTCAGGGGCGATCATAAACACCGTTTCGCCGGCGGTCATGGACGCCAGCTCGGGCAGAACGACGATTTCGAACGCGTCAGTAAAGTACGACTGGAGCATCGTCAACACGGACACGTTGAAATCGGTCGCGCGACCGAGCATAACATTCATCTCGGGGCTGACGCACAGCTTGAGCGCGTCACGATTGGTGATGCGGCCCTGAGACTGTTTCGCCAGCTGCTGGAAGAGCGAGAGGATGTCTTCGTAAATCTGGCGAGTCGTCTTGGTGCTCCACTTCGTGGACGAACCTTCACCGTTCGCCGCCGCAACGATGGAAGCGGGCAGGTTGGGGTCGTTGAGAATGCCGTAAATTTCATGGCCCTCAACACCAAGCAGGTAGAACTTGTTGCTGTCAATGTCAAGAATCGTCGCAGCCGAGCGCTGTTTGCTGGCGGCGAGGTTGATTTTCGCCGTGGCGGACAGGTCGACTTCCAAATCGCCATAGGAAATGGAGGTCTGGAAGCGATACTGCTCGCGAGCCATCCATTGGGAGTTAATCCCAGAGGTCGTGCCGTTCGCGAAATCGCTGTAGGGCTCGGACTGGCCGACGATTTCATCGCTGCGCCACTTGTCATAGCTGGTGGTCCAGTCGCCCTTCTTTTCTTCGTTGAAGACTTGGCGGGCGTTAAGGGGCGCAGTCAGGATTTCCACAACCAGCGGATCGATATAGGCCGTGAACTCGACAGGGACGGTCGTGTTGGCCGTGGTCACAAGAGCGGCGTCTTGTGCCAGCCGAGCCACGTTGTTATCAATCCACTCACGAGCGCCCGGGAACACGAACCCAAGCGCGGCAGCTTGCTGAAAAGACGGTTTAGGCATGGCTTAGTTTCCTCCGCCAGTCGTAGTTGCGGCCACGTTGACGTGGGTCCAGTTGCTGATAAGGATGGGAGTACCAGCTTCGCCACCCTGAATGACGGCCCACGGAGTTTCGACGGCGCCAGGCACCGTTCCACCAGCTGCGGCCGTGGAAATCGCACCAGTGGTGGGATTCACGAAAACTTTCTGGCGAGGAGTAGCGGCAGTCGTGGCAGTCGCCCAGTAATCGCCGCACATGGCGATAGTGAGGGTGGACTTGTTGGGGACAATGAGGGTGCCTTCGCTGGTGACGCCATAGTTCGCGTAATTGATAACGCGCTCAACGAAGCCAACGAGGTCAGCCGCAGTGGCGCCAGTCTTGGTGTTGGAAGCCTGTTTGCTGGCGTCAGTGCCGTAGAAAACGAAGGTGCCAACCGTAACGTCGCCTTCAGCGACCATCTGCTTGGGAAAGTAGATGGACTGGTTGGGAGTCGCTTTGTCACCTTGCACGCCGGCGGCGCGATAAAGATTGACTTGCTTCTGCAGGCCCATTTACGGCCTCCTTTTAGGAAATTTTGATGGTGTTGAGGCCCTTGAACTTACCATCGAAGGTGGAAGCTCGAGACTGGAGGGCCTTGTCCATCGCGATGATGGAATTTTCCTTCTGCTGCTTGAGGGCGCTGAACACGCTCTTGTAAGCGCTGGCGGGAGTTCCACGCAGGGAAATGCCAAGCTGCTTGAGAGCGTACCCATAGATGCCTTCGGCGGAGTCAAACGCCATGGGATCGAGCTGACCAACCTCGGGGGCGACATCGGCAGCCGCTGCGTAGAGACCACGCACTTTCGCCATAATGCGACGTTCGAGCTGCTTGCCGCTGACGCCCTTGCGAGCAAGAGCGCGGTCCATGGCAGCTTCCACAACTTCCACGGCCTCGGGGTCGACTTTGTCGTCATCCGCGTCGGCAGCAGCCGCGTGCTTCTTGCCATAGTCGACGCCCATAGCGAAGATTTCTTCGGGAGACTTGCCGCTGAAGTCCGGCTCGTCGTCCATGGCTTCTTTGGCGCTTTCAGATTCGTGTTCACTGTCCAGCTTCTTGGGCTCGTCTTTTTCGACTTTTTCGCCGTATTTGACGCCCTCAGCGAAGGCCTTGGAGGCCACGGGGTCATCAGCGTCCAGACCGCACGCGTCCATGGCTTCCTTCATGCCCTCGGATTCGTGTTCGCTGTCCAGCTTTTTGGGCTCGTCCTTTTCCACCCTCTCGCCGTACTTCACGCCCTCGGCAAACGCCTTGGAGGTGGCGGGGTCTTCGGCGTCAAGGCCGCAAGCGTCCATCGCGCTTTTGAGGTCTTTTTCGTCCATAGTGGTGTTTTCCTCGTTTTTGGGAGCTTCGGAAAATGCGTTTACCAAAGTTTTCACGGCCGTTTGCACCGCTTCATCAGCACCCGGCATGCACGCGCGGATGATTTCGTCAAGCGAGGAGTCGGGTCGACACGGCAGATTGAGGTCCGCCGGGTTAAGGCCTTCAGCCTGAGCCTCGACGCAATTGATGACGCGAAGCAGGTCGGCCGCGGTAACTTCCGCGCGCTCGATAAAGGGGTTGGCGTCAAACGCAGCAAAAAGTTTGTTGCGGTTGATTTTGCGTTTTGCCATAGTTTCACCTGCCGACTTAGGTTTTAATGCGGCGTCTGCCACAATTACTTGAGGGCCTGCACGGCCTTTATCCACCAGCGCAACATGATTGCCTCGAATATTGCGCATGATGATGTCGTAATGCTGGCCCTCATATTCGCCTGATTTGAGCTCTGGGTCGTAAAAGTACGCACATGAGAGTTCGCGGAGCTCGTCATCCTCGATTGCATCGATAGCGGCTTTGTCCCATATGGCGAGATCGGCATCAATAAAGGGAGGGTTCCATTTGACGTTGGAACCCACGGTGCCAATTCGCGTGTCATGTTGGGGGTCATCAGCCGAGTCCACGGTGTGCTCGATGTGGAGCGGCAGATTTTTCCACGTGGGCACGGACTTCTCGAGTTCTTGAGGGTCACGCAAAAGATGGTAAATTTTGTCCGCATCGAGTCCCAGATTTTTGTAATCGGGAATTTCATCGCCCCGATACGGACAAACCATGGCTTTGGTGATATGCGAGCTTGCGACGTGCATAAACCCGTTCTTGTCGAAACTCCGCACGGAGTTACGGTCAAGAGCTAGTTTGAAAAAGGAAGGCGGCATATAGTCTCCACGTTCACCTGCTTGCTTTTGATAATGTACGCGCGCGTTACATTTTGACCTCCTCTGTTGAAAGAGTTCGCTTTCTACTGGTTTACATGCGACGCAGCGCGTCAAATATGGCTTGACGGCGCTCAGCATCGTCTTTAGGCGTACTTGCCCAACCAGCTCGTTGCAGGTAAGTCAAAGCTCGGTCTTTTGCGACGTTCGCGGGCGGGACGTAATCCACAATCAGCACAGGACGGCCTCCCGGACCAATTTTCTTCCCAACCACCGTGAATTGGGTCGCCGTAGGAAGAAGGACTTCTTTTTCACCCGGGAATGTAGACACGTCTTTGACCGATAGTGCAGGCTGGCCTTTCTTTACCCGAATTTCCATCAACGCGCCATTATCGCCGGCGAATTTCGACGCCTCATAGGCATCAGAAGATGTCGAAACGAACCCCTTGTTCGTAAACGTGCCACCAATCGGCAAATGCTGAAGCTGCGTGGACGTAATTCCACGGTAGACTGTGAGATTGTCCTTCGCCTTGACTTCAGGTAATGCGAAGGCCTTGTTTATATCATCCATCAACTTCTTATTTTTGGCGCTCAGCTTCTGGTTCTGCCGTAACTGGCCGTTTAAGGACGCATAGGCATTACCCGTATATTGCATCACAGCCGCTTTCGGATCGGGCGGCAAAGCTGAAGCCTTGAACGTCCCAGAGTTATGAATGTCATCGCTGTGGATACTGGTATACGCTGGCGGCTCGCTTTTGGGGTCAGTGTAGTCTTTGACCTTCTGCATGGCGTCCATGCTCTGAAGCAATGAAATAGCCTTGCTACCTTCCATTTGCCCGTTAGCTACTGCTACGGCAATATTCTGGGCTTTGGTTGCGAGGTCTTTATTGCTCGACTTCATCAGCCCGTAAGCCATACCAGAGTATTTCTTAAACGAGTCACCGCCTTCGCCAAGTTCTTGTTCGAACTTGTTCTTATGCTTGGTTTTTGCGAATTTTCCATTCTGCAGCGTGTTGGGAATAGCCGCTACATCCGCCTTGGCTTGGTCGCTTAAGAATTTGTCAGTCGCGTACTTGAACTTGTTACGGTCGGCGTCCGTCGTCTGCTGCGTGAACGAAGGCGTTTTATTGAACGCCTGCTGCTTCTCATATTCAGCCTGCTTAGCCGCCAACGCGGCCATTTCTTTCTGCTGAGCTTCTGTAGGCATAGGCAGCTGGTCGATTATTTTCGCATACTTATGCGCTTTCGTTATCGCCTCATTATACGCTTCTGACCCATAGAGCTTTTTAGCAGCACTCTTCGCCGCAATCAGCATATGCTGGACATCGGGGCCCAATTTGCCGTCTACAGACTTGCTGAGAGCTACTTGAACGCCTTTGGTGATTTTCGCCATATCGGCGACGTCCAGATTCATATCAGACATCGCCTTTTGGAGGCTCTGAACAGCGTCATCCAGAACCATCTTGCTTGTCATATTCAGGCTGTTATAGCCCATGAATTTCTTGTAATCCTTAAGATTACCCTTCTGGCTCGGCAGAATTTCACCAGCTGCGGAAGGCGTCGGGGATACCGAGCTCGGTGTGGTGGCAGCTGGCGTATTCGACGCGCCCTGCGTGGTTCCACCCAAGGCCTCGATTGACTGCTTAGCGGCATTCTTGTAGAAGTCGAGCATCTTCTGATTGTTCTGCTTATTGGCCTGCGCAATACCACCAATAGCATCCATCACGCCAAGCGCTTTACCCAAGAACTTGCCACCATACTTTTCAGCCTTCTTCTTGGGATCGACACCATTTTGGAGCGCCAACTGCATGCCATACGTCAGCATGTCCTTATCGGACTGACTCATATCAGCCTTCATCAGCGCGTTGGCTTTTTCATCGAACCAGTTCTTGGTGTACTTGTCAAGGCCACTATAACCAGCAAACTGCTGGTACTGAGAAATGTCCGCTTTTTGCGTATGGGGAATTTCGGCTTGGAGCTGAGCTGGTTGAGCTGGTTGAGCCGGTTGAGCTGGTTGTCCGGCTTCCTGTTTGCTGGCGTATGTTCCGCCGGCGTTCACCAGCTCTACGGTCGCGTTCATCTCACCAAGCAAGCCGGACAACGCGTCTTTTGCCTTCTTGAGCGCGTCGGGATTGCTCGACGCCACCCAAACGCCATTGATGCCGCTCAAGACTTTAGCTGCGGCCGCGTCCATTCCATTCTCTGCCATATAGGACGTCGCCTGTCTCAGCGCGTCCATCATGAACGCCTTGTCCTCGGGCGCCGCCTTGCTCTCATTGATAACCTTGGCGTGTTTATCAATTTCGCTCGCATTCAGGCTCGACAGCTTGTCATAACCTTCAAACTGACTGGTCTCCGATTTAGACGGCTTAGGTTGATTGGGAGGCGTCGGCGTGGCAGTCGCTGCTGACATGGCTGCGATGTTCAAGTTCGTCATCATTTCGGAGACCTTGGAATCGAACTTGGAACCGTTATTCGCCAGCTCTTTAATCACCTTGTCGAGCTCTTCATACAGGGCGGGACCGTGTTCTGCCATCTTGGCGAGCGGCAACTTCTTGATGTGCGCCGCCGTCTGATTCACCATGGTTTGGGCGTCAGGCGTCAGCTTCTTGAAATCGGGAGAATTCTTGTAATCGCCCGGGATAGCCGGCGCATTAGGAGCAGCTGAAGGAATCGGCGCGTTGTACAACTCAGGACTTTCGCCCTTGGAATGGCCGCTTTTAGCGTACTCGTTCTTCTGCTTGAGCTTCTTATTGGCCTCTTTGACGTCCTTCATCTTGAGGCCGTTAAACTTGCCGCCCATGCCGCCAAGAATTTCGCCATTCTCGCCAAGCAAAACGGGCTGGCCTTTGTTGCGCCGGCCATTCGGCTTGATGGTAATCCATCCGTCCTTCGCCAGCCTCTTGAGAGAATCCCAAAGCGTTTTCTGGCCCATTTATTTTTCTCCATGAAACTGTGTACATTTATTTGTTAACGTCGTATATATTAAAGAAAAAATGGAGGTTTGCCATGTCACAGACTGATATTACGCGTGAAGACGGCGCCAATCGCAATTCAAAGTTTGTATGTACAGACGACGACATCATTTATGACGGCGAAAATGATGACGATGAAGGCGAAACGAGCCAATAACTCGAATCGCCCATATTTCGCATAGCCGCATACAGCCAAGCCCGCACGTTGAGTGCGGGCTATTTTTTATCCCAATCGTCGCCGAACTCATCGACAATAACCTTGTAGGTGCATTGGCAGCCGGGCAATTCGCCAGTGTGGACCTTGCGCTTTTCCGCCTCGTCATAGCAACCTTCCGCCAGAATAAACTCTTTGCCATTCATCTTCTTGTGGGAGGCTCTGCTCGTCTTCAACCCGGGCACGTGAATCCAAATCGCCCGAGTAATACCGAGCTCCATATCGCGTTCGCGCTTGATGGTTTCCGTCGCCTTGTTCGTTTGGTCTCGGGCGATAAATAAAGCGCGCTTTTCAGACTTTACATAGCGCCCGTGAATTTCCTTCTTGATATCCTGAGCACCTACGCCGTCCGTGATACCGCGCATCACTATTCCATACAAGTCAGTCTGATACTGCTCTGGTATGGACTTGATCAACGCCACGTTGGCTTTGATGAGGGCCTGTATCATGGTGTTCGACCGGAAGGCTTTGTCCAGCTTCACCGTGAAACCAGCCTGCTTCAACTCGTATTCGAGGGCTTTCAGCGAGTGCTTGTCGATGGATTTTACGAAATTCTCAGCTATACGCTGAGCGGCAATATCCCATCGCCGCATCCAGCGTTTCATAGCTTTCGAAATTTCGCTCGTCAAGGCGGGAACAGGAGCTGCATCTTGCGCGACCTGTGGCAAAAACTTGTGCTCCTGTTTGGAGTACGTCCTGAAGATGACGTCTTCCAAGTCCTTGCTCATGGCCTTGAGCAATCGAGTAATGTCCTTGCCGTACATCACTCGAACGCCCGCGTTTGGCCTGATGGGACGAAGTGTTTTCGCCATTACATGGCCGCCTGAGGCGCGACGAGCTGAGGCTCGTCATCCTGCTCGCCTGTGGGCCCCATAAGGTCGGCAAGGTCAGTGGGAGCCCCCATGCCAGCCATCGGGTCTTCGCAACCTTGCTGGGCTTCAATCTTGTCCTTGAGCTCCTGCGGCGGTTCAGCCCCAATGTCAATACCCGAATCGGGATCGTTCGCAATTGCCGCTCTACCCTCGTACTCGGTAATGAAGTTCGCACCAACGGCCGTAGCGAGCGTTTCGATTTTTGTCTTCTGGGTCATCGCCAACGATGCTTTGTCTTCTTGTCCCAGCGGCTTGAAGTCAAAGTCAATGCTGGTGTTGATTTTGCCGAAGCAGTGGAGCTGCAGGATTTTCAACACGGTCTCCAAGCCATGGCGGAACACCTTGTTGCACTGCGACAACACATGGTCGTAGTAGTTCCGTATGTCACTTTCACCAGTCGCATTGAATCCGGACGGACTGATTCCCAACAGCTTGACTGCAGGCGTGCGGTTGATGGCCGTCAGGAACTCGAGATTTTGCTTGACGATGTCCGTTAGCCCGCTGAGCGGCGTTTCGAGTTTCTGGGCTTCTTCGGTCGTGTCCATTACCCAGACGCCTTGGTTGTTCATCGTCCGCAGCATGAAGTTGATGCGCGCGTCGATTTCCTGAGTACCACCCTGTGCGTAAAGAATTTCGCCAATGTTCGTCTTGAACGTGAGCAACGAGAATTTCTTCAGCAATCGCGTTACGGCGATTCGGCAATCTTGGAAGTGAAGCACGTAGTCATATAACAGCTGGGCTTGAGGGACGCCAAAGAAGTTATACGCAGGCTTTAAGAGCGTCGGGCACTCATTCGCCACCAAGCGAATCAGCCGCGACGAGTGGACTTTGGTGCCGAGGACGTACCAGTATTTGGGCTTGTAGTAGTCCTTTTTCATCGGATAGAGCGAGTTATAGTCGCCCGGGAACAGGTTGACAGGGTCAAGAACCGTGAAGCCCTTCAACTTGTTTTGCCTGAGCTCCATAGAATACTCGGACAGATTGAGGGGTTTTTCGAGTTCCTCAGGGGCGGCTCCTGTGTCGATGAAAATCATCGCGCCGCCTTCATACCCCACGTATTCTGCCGCCTCATGGAAAACGCCCCGCACGTTGAAGTTTCGCATCGCCCGCTCAAGTCGCGCTATTTGCTCAGGCTCAACCGAGTCATCCGAACTCTTCAGCTCTATCCACTCGCGGACCATGTCGTCCGCCACGGTCTCAATACATGCCCGTATAAGCCCGTTTTGCGCCAGCCCTTGCAATGCGCCATACCCCATGAACTGGGGCGCAACGCCTTGTCCCAAGTTGTACGCGTGCTGAATCAGCGAATAGACGCCGGTGTCCATGAGCTGCTGGTCCATGGCCAGCTGGACATCTTGAGCCGCACCAAGCGTTGCGGCGGGTTTGAACATTTCCCGAATTTCGTCAACCGTATACTGTCTTGGTGCTGTCGGCGTGAAAAGCTCGTCAAGCATCGCCGGCGACAGCCTCAGCGAGCTAAATTTGTTATCGTCCATAAGAGAACGCTCCTAGTAGAGAGGCCGTCGGCGCAGGCTTCGCCAACTCGGCATTTAAGGCAAGAGTACGCCGACGCGTCATTTCTCGAATGGCCTGCGTCGTGCTGTCCACCAAGTCGTCATGTTCCGCATAAGGAAATTGGAGAAATTCCGTAATCAACGCCTGCACGTCACGATGCAGCGAGGGGTGGGGCAACCAGACGTTGCCCGCTTCAAACAGGGGAGTTACCGAGTGCGCTCGCGATTCCTTCGACCCATCAGCTTTTACTGGGATAATCCCGGGAATCGACCGTGAGAGCGAGTCGATAACTGCTGGCCCGTTGGCCGCGTCTTCAATGAAAATGCGCTTCGCCTTGGGCCACTTAACGTGTAAATCACGTATGGCCGCTAAGGTTTGCGTGAAGGTTAAGCGCTGATGGAGAATGTCTAGCAGATAAAAATCGGCGCCCTTTTTGCCCCATACGGTGCCAGCCACATAGTCGTTGGTGTCGTATGCTTTAAACGCCAAGTCCCACGAAATCGCCATTTGGTCGAACGTTTGGGGCAGGTCTGAGTGGAACCAGAATTTGAACCAGCGCTCGAGGAAAATCGCGCCGCCGTCGGGAACGGGATTTTGCTGATAGAGGGCTTCCCAGTTGCGGGAGCCGATTGCTTGCTTAATACGGAGGAGTGCAGGCAAATCATACCGCTCTGGGTGCAGCGGTTCGCCTGCTTTTCTAAACTCCTCGTCTTGGGTGGCAATAGCGGGAAAACTCACAATTTTCCACTGCTCGGCATACTCGTCTTCGTCTTTTCTGGCCGCAATCTCCAGTAGACGTCCTGACAAGTCGCCCGTGTGCCAACGGGTATTTATCAACAATATACCTCCGCCCGGAGCAAGACGGGTATATAGTGTCGACGTATACCACTCCCAAACTTTCAGCCGCTGGACTGGAGAATCAGCACTTTCGCGGTCTTTAAAGGGGTCATCGATGACCAAGATATTGCCGCCCATACCAGTAATACCGCCGCCAACACCGGCTGACCGGTACGCCCCATTGTGCTGTACAATCTCGAACAGGTCCGTCGTTCGGCTGTATCCGTCACGTCCAGAACTCAGTCTGGTGGACGGAAAAATTTTCGTGTATTCGGAACTCTCTATGCAGCGCTGAACATCACGACTCATTCTGCTCGCCAAATCAGCAGAGTACGACGTCGCGATAAACTGCAGGTCGGGATACCGCCCCAAGGCATACGCTGGAAATTTGCGGCTTGCCAGCTCCGATTTACCAGAGCGAGGCGGCATCATTATCATGAGTCTGGGCGAACGCCCATTGAGAGAGTCCTGCAAGAACTGGTCGAGCTCGGTGCAAATTTTCCTGTGCACCCAGCCCATAAGGTAGTTGGGAGTTACCTCCCGCACAAAAAATTCAAAACTTCTACGCGCCAGCTCACGCCGCACGTCGCGAGCCATCTGCTCCTTAGTCGCCCACATCGTGCTCTCCTACGGGCACGTAAGCGGCTCAAATACTTAGTAAAACCTTTAAAACTCGCGAATTTTCGAATCGTGAGCATTTATACACAAATCGAATTTCACGAGCCTTAAATCGAGTTTTAAGAGCCTGTTTCATACGCATACCCGGGAAGTTTCGCATGCGTAAACGCCCGCGCGTTACTTATAAGTAACGTCGTCAGCGCGGGCGTTTACGCAAGCCTTTGAAATTGTTCATAAAGTGAAGCCCCATGGTTTTACCCGAGCGATTCGGCGAGTTTCTTGAGTTCCTCAAACGAGAGGGACACCAGCGACGCATTGGCCGCCGGCGACATAGAGCCATCCGAGCTTGTCAAATTCAGCTGCTGCGAATCGCCGTAAATCTTCGGATTCATCTTGCCCAAACGCCATTTACGCGCGTTTACAACTGCCGTCAGCGTTTGCGGACTCATGGCTTCTTGGATAGTTTTGTTCTCGAGGTCGAGAATTTGGTCAAACTGTGCGTCAGCCGCCAGCCGCCTCGCCATCATATACCTTTCACGGCGTGATGGGTCAGCTCCGTCATCCAAGTAAAACCACAAGGCTGATCCATGGTCGTCGTAACCGAGCTCCACGCTCGCTTCAGACACCGACTTACCGCTGACGATGAGCATCAGCAGCTGTTCAAAGTCAGTGTCAGTCATTACTGCCATTCGATTGCCTCCTCGGCAATACCCGCAAGATTCGTTCTCGTATCACTGGATACGCGTCCTTGCCAAACATCGCCATACCCATGCCTATGTACGCGATTGCGTCCGCGTTCGTTACTCCACTGCTCTTCGCCATCAGTACGGCGACCGTACCTACACCAATGCCACAAATTAAGCTGGCGATGTATCCGCGTACCGTCGCCCAGAGGCTTGGGCTGTTCGTCACTTGCGCGTTCATAGTAGCCCCCACAACGGCGCCCATTATGATCCACGGCAGACTCTCAGACAGCGCGCTCATCGCTTTGTGAAACGATTCAATCATATATGGGCACCGTTTTCTTAGAACTGGTCGGGGGTTTTGATGTCGCGAAGCTGTTCAATGTCTTCGCGAGTGACCGTTTCCTTGTCCCATGCTTCCACGATTTTTCGCACTGCCGGAATACCAATCGACATTGCGAGATCGAGGATGAAGATGACGTCCGATACCTTCATGGCTTACCCCTTGGCGTCAGTTTGCTCTTTAATGTCCACGCCCAGCTGTACAAGGCTCTTGATAAACGTGTTCAACCCATCAGTAACCGCGTCAACAGCTGCCGCCAAATCCTGTTCGGACTGGGCCTTGTTGGTGGTCACATAGGTGTCAAGCGCATCAACCGCCATGAGGTAAACGTCCACAAAAATGACCGCCGCTTCATTGACTTTCGCCATCTGCTCGTCGGTCAGTTTGTCCGCTTTGTGGAGTTCCACGGACGCTTCCATTGCTGTTTCATACGTCACTTTCGCCGTCCGCAGCGAGTTCCTCGCGTTGATGGCGGCTTCGTCCGCGTTGCATGCAGAGACCGTCAGCATCATCACGAACGCAAGCAACATAGCCAACTTGTTCTTCATCGGTTCGTCCTTTGTTAAACGTTTCAAATACTTATGAAACACCAACAAATTCAGATACATGGAATGCCAGATGAACCACATTTCCATATATTTCAAGACTTTAAAAAGAAGCCCGCCGTGCGCAGGATACACGGCGGGCAAGGGCAGGAGAGTGACGGCGAGGAGAGGCGCCGTCAATCAGCAGACGAGGCTCGTTGCGCCTGCTGATAATTCTTGAACCAAGTTCGAACATCGAACCCGGGACAAAACTTGTTCGCAAAATCGCTGTGGCCGTAGAGCTTCGCGAGCGGGTATTTCGCCATCAGCTCAGTCAGGAGTTTGTAGAGGGAATCGTATTGCTGGTCAGTAAAATTGGCTCGCTCCACGGTCTTGCCGTCGATCTTGCTCAAGCCGCCCGCCAAACAAATACCAATGGAATTCGCATTGTGACCAGCGACATGCGCGCCAACTGTGGCCTCGTCACGTCCCTTCTCAATGACACCGTTGCGGCGTATCACGTAGTGGTAGCCGACGTCACGCCAGCCATTTTCCTTTATGTGCACCTGCCGAATTTCCTCCACACCAATGTCCATGGTGTCATAGGTGGCCGCATTGTGTACTATCAGGGCGTTGATTTTACGCATTTTCGTATCCTTATCGGGTAAAACGCACGCGATATGCGTGATACGCGTACAAAGAAGGCCCATAATTCGAGTTTTAACGCGTTTAAAACTCGCACAGAGCTCAAAAGAACCAAATCGCGAGTATTTATACACGAATCGAATTTCAAAGGCCTCAAATCGAGTTTTAAGAGTTTGCCAATTAAACCAACACGTTGCAGCGGCAATCCGCATTCGGTCAATTTCCATATATTCCAATATGTTATGCGTTACGCGCGTATAAATGATTGAATTGTATGGAAATTTGGCATAATACCATGAGAAGACGCGAGACACGGGCTCATACGACGCGTACGAAAGCCCATAATTCGAGTTTTAACGCGTTTAAAATTCGATTCTACGCATTTTTATAGGAAACGTGAGGATTTAACCACGTACCATAGAAGCACGCGTAGAATCGAGTTTTAAGAGCCTTAAAACATGCCATTAATAATTCCAAGTACTTGAAGAAACAGCGGAGTTTTACTAAATATTTAGTAAGTTAAATGCTTGAAATTATTGAATGTGCGCGTTTTGCGCGGTAATGAGCAACTAAATTTTTCAGTTGCGCTTTTTTTTATTCAATTATTTTGTATATTTATTCTATATTTGTGCAATTGTGCAATTATGTGCAACTTTTTCAAAAAGCTCTTTATGCAAGGAGTCTTCTTTTTTACGTTCATTGTTACCTTAGAGTAACAATATAACCAACATAAAAATTATGCGAAGCTCGAAAAGTTGCGCATTGTTGCGCATTTTGGCTCTAAGTGCTTGAAATGTATGAAAGAGCAACAAAATGCGCAAGTTGCTCATTGTTGCTCATTGTTGCGCATTGTTGCGCATCAATTATTTCAAGCACTTAGAGGTAAAAATTTTGCATCTAAAATTTCGTTGCGAGCGGGAACCTCTTTTAGTTTTCGCTCGCAACGTTACAAAGTCAAGAAAAAGAGTATGTTGCGTTTTCGCTATTCGTTTGTCAACAAGCACACTGTCTTACCCATTGGGTAGTGCAGTTAACACGTGTTGGTACTTGTGCGAACCTGCAGCAGAGCAATATGGCAGTTACAGATGTATCGGTCAGTGGCCGTGCGATGGTTAACTGTTTAGTTCCAGCCGTGGGGCTATTGTACGCATTCGCGTTGCGGGCGAATCACGATATTGGCCATCTTTCGTTTTCATGAAGAAAACCAAGCCTTTTAAAGACTTTAAAGAAAGCATATCGCATTGTAAACCTTTTGTAAACAGCCCTTTTCGAGAAAGTTCTCGCGTTAACCCATGGTAACGTAGTTTGGTATGAAAACTCATGGCCGCCATCATAAGCCATCGAGCGTCACTCAGGTGTCATCGCAGGCGTCACTCAGGTGTCACCGATTACGCAATCAGGTGTCATTAACTAATAAAAACAGCTAATTACGCGTAATGACACCTGATGGCTCCTGATGACGGTTAGATGACGGCTCGCCCTGTTCCATTTTCATGTGTACATTTTTTCATTTTACGATAAAATGAAGTTCTTGGAGGTTCTATGCGAAAAAACATTCCGCAAGATCTCGCCAGCCTGCCTTTCTGGACGTCGTTTACAGGCAAACGGCCAAAGTGGGGCGCGAAGGGGTCTGAAGAAACGGGCAAGACGTTGGCGGATGTCGACGGCGAATCCTTTGGCTTGTATACGAGCCCAAAGAACAAACTCGTCGTAATCGACATCGACCACGGACTGATGATACCAGAAGACTTTCCGCCTACCTATACAGAGTATTCGTTGAGTGGAAATGGTATTCATCTCTTCTACTTAACCACTGGCGCTAAGGATGGCGCCAAAGCGCAGTATACCATACCAAGCAAGTATGGCGTACAAGGCGAAATTTTCGTCGGTAAGCACGCCTTGCGAGTGACGGGCAACGTGCACGAGCGGTCTATTGGTAGGTTAACGACGATTGACCACACGGCCTTTTTGCCAACAGCTTCGCCAACGCTCACGCCTGAGGTTCTGCAGGCGGACAACGTAGACGAAGTTCAAGCATTAGAAGCATTTGCGGCGTCGCACCAAGACATTACGCTGACGGAACTTCGTCAGATGTTGGCTGGTATTTCACTGAGCCAAACCGAGCGCGTCAAGGCTGCGTGGCTTCAGCTGACGGGCACCGAGTACAGCCATTATGAGTTTTGGCTGCGTATTGGTATGGGCATCCATTCACTTTACAATACCAATGGAGGGTTTAAGGCATTCGACGAGTGGAGCCGCACCGACCCCACTTCGTACGACGCGAATGCAGTCAGCCAAAAGTGGGTCTCGTTTGGCACGACGCAAATCGCCGGTGTTTCAGCGAGCACCATTAAGGCGCTTTACAACCTAGTAAAGTACACGCCAGAGGTGAGAACCGCCAAAGGCATCGACTTGTGCAACACACGTAACGTATGGGGGTTCGCGGAATTTTACCATTTGCGTATCCTCCAGAACGGCACGCAGTTCTTTTTGGCGGGCGATGAAGACCTCATGTGTCAGCAGGCAATCGTCAAAAACAACGACATTCTGCCCGCCTTATATGGCCCCATTGATGGCAGAACGCTTGATGCCGTGCTGACGGATTTCATCCAAAACGTGCTGTATCCGCGAAGCGGCATTTATGGGCAGAGACTGAAAGAATGCCTTGGGCTGCTGCGAAAAAAGGCTATCGAACTTGGCAGGGAGGATGCCAACATCTTCATGCAATGGGTCGAAACCGCTGACGACGACCCAGAAGCCACGTTCGATAAAGTGTTTGATTCCATATACTTAGATCCACAGCAAGACGTCGCTCTCGCCAAGCACCTGCTGTACTCTACGTTTATGACCATCATCAAACTTCAGGCAAAATTCGTTGGGCCGTATGACATGAACGGCGGCATGCTCATATTCGTTGGTCCAGAGCAATGCGGCAAAAGCGGGTTCTTCAACTCCATTATACCGCAAAATGTGCGCTCGCTGTTTGTGTCCACGTGGTCGATGCCGCTCACGGCATCCAAAGAATATCGTGACTTCCAAATAGCCTTGGCGGGCAAGCCTATTCTCGTGATTGACGAGTTCGACGGCATTCTTGGCTCTGACGCCCAAGCCTCGTCATTCTGCAAAGACATGCTCACCAAGAACTTCATGGAGTTCACGCCCATATATGAAACAGCGCCAATCACGCTTCCGCGGCGTGCCATGGTGTTCGGTTCGACGAACGAGCATTCGTTGACTATGACCAAAAGCGGCACAAGGCGGTTATGGATAATTCGCGTCAGCGGCTTCAACTGGGACGTGATTAACGCTTTCAATTGGCGGGCGTTTTACAAAAACCTGTACAAAGAGTACCAAACCGCCTGTCAAAAAGGCGAAAAACCATGGCTTATCAGCCCAGAAATCGTAGCTCAGCTTAACGAAGAAAACTCCAAGCTGATGGCCAAAAACAGTCAAGATATTGAGCTGTCGGAGCTCTTTCCTATTGAGATTGAGCCTGATTACTTGCTCAATATTGGCGACCCGTCACGTAGCGGCCTGCTCGTAAACTTGAAAACCGCGCAAGGGCTGATACGTTGGCGGTCGAATATGACGGCTGACATACGCTCAAAAGCGCAGCTCACTCGCGCGCTGACTACGCTTTGTAGCGAGTATTTGAAGCCGCTTATTGGCAGAAAGGACCTTCCAAAATGGTTAGACGTCACAAAAGGCGTTGTGCGTTTACAACGTCAGCGGTCTTATAGGACGTATTATCCGCTACCAGTGACTGAAGAAGAACTCAAAAACGGCGCCTTTAATGGCATTACGGAGGTAATTGGCAATGAGTAGAAACGAAGATTTTCCCACTCTCGGTCAGCTTATTGAGAAATTTCCGCATCTGCTGGACTGTTATACAGCGGTTAACAAAGTTGACGCCAAGCTCATTTTGAGCAATAAAGCTCGTTGGTTGACGCTTTCGAATCGCAATCGTCCGCGCAAGTATAACGAGGGAATGATGGACTTGATGCTGAACGCCTTGCAAAAACTCCATCCTCTTGACTCGTTGGGAGATGTGGGATTCTACTTCACACGGAAGTTTTCCGCCAGCAACCCTTACGTTTTCACCTACTCTGACGTCTCTCGCAGGCTGAAAAACTTGTGCGGGATTGACTCGTATGGATATACGACCGAGCTCAAAACGCTGTTGGCGGACGTCTGCAGGCCTGTTGTCGAGCGTATTTACGAATGGCAGCCAAGCGCGGAATTGATGGAAGTGAAGCCTTTCATGGACATTTACAAATACAACAAGGCTTGCTGCAACATCGACGACGGCTTTATTCGCGTTATTTTCACGGGCACCATGCACACGCTTTACCCTCTGCCTCTGTCTGTGGAGCAAGTTCAAGAGCTGGCGAAGTTTGATGGATGCCTCCGCACGCGCGGATATTTGCAGCTGTTGTCTGACTACACAGGCTACCAGTTCGGCGTAGAGTACCACAAACTTCCCCGCCTGCAAACGAGCTGATTTATGCTTAACCACTTGACTTTATACGCCATTTTTAAAACGGCGCATCGTCTTGTGCGGGAGGTAGAAATAAGCAGACTTAAGGAGGAGGTCGAGCGATTTCCTCCTAAGTCGCGGGCGTTCGTAATATACTGCTGCAATCTCCACAGGCGTTTGCGCAAGAAAGGGTGCCGTTGTTCACGCGACGAGCTGATGAACGACGGCTTCTGGTGCCAATATCGCGCATATAAGTACGTCGTCGACGTGAAGAGCACGAAGAGCGGCATCAGGGTGGTGGAAACTTATGATTTCTAGTCGAGTTACGGGCGAGTTCAAAAAATCGTACCTCTTAAAACTCGATTTAAGGCTTGCGAAATTGATTTTGTATAGGATAGCTCGCGTTTCTGATTTTTGTGAGTTTTAAAAGGTTTGTCTATTATTTCAGTACGTTACGTATAAGAAAAATGCCGCCAGTTTCACGCTGGCGGCATTCGTATTTTTAGCGAGATTTTATGCAGGTTAGTTAATTAAAGAGGCCACATTATCAACGGCGCTGACGAGAAAATTCTCGTTGCTGAAGAACTTCACCAAACGGCTGTAATTCATGCTTTCATCAAGCGGCGGGATTATAATATGAATGAACAAGCCGGGGTATATGGTTTTGGCTTCACGAACGGCCGCTCTGAACAACTCGCGCCCAATTCCGCGACCGCGAAAATGGCGAGACACAAACCACTTGGTTATGACAATGAACGCATCATGGTCTCGATTGGCGCTGAGTTTGCTGAATACGCAATAGGCGTCCAGTTCATGGTCTACCGCTGTAACGACAATATCTTTGCCCATTTCGATAACGGCTAACTCCATGGCGGCCTCCATTGTTAGCAAGACATTATGATGACGTCGTTGTCTTGTTCGATTGAAAAGCCTTCAGATTCATAGAACTCTACCAAAATATCTTGGTCGATCTCGGGCGACAGCGGCTCGACTACCAGCTTAATCGCCATACTCGGATACCGCTTCTTGGCATCACTGACTGCCGCTCTGAGCAGAGCCCGCCCGATGCCTTGGCGGCGATACTTGAACAGCACAAACAGCTCTTCAATAAGAACATGGCGTTCTTCATCGAAGTCGTCCGTTTCTTTATTAAAGGTATATTCTGTCGTCAACCCGTACACGCAGTGCGCATCGATTGTCTTATCGGTAGGACGGACTTTGATTTCTTTGGTGAATTCATATATGCTGGTGTCGATAGTGATGCGGTCCATAACTGCCTCCATAATTGTCTTCATAACGTTGCCTCCATCATTAAGATAAGAACAAGATGCCACGCGAGCGAGCAAATGTACACGGCGCGGCTCGAATTATTTTTCAAAAATTTTTTACAAATTTTTAGCTCGAGGGCATTTACTTTTTCATTGGCTCGCGTCATATAGAAATCAACGCGTGGTTGAAGCGCGAAAATGTCAGTTGGAGGCTATCATGGTTGGTAAGAAGACGTTTATTATGTGCCATCTGTTCTTCGTGATGTTCTGTTTGACTAACCAGCCGTGGGAGGCTTTGATGGCGTTCGCCGCGCCTTTTATGCTGCGCTTGGCTCTTCGCAATGATTAACCTTTAAATAAGGAGACTTACCATGGCTCAAGTGTATGTCGGACATCCCTGCCCTTACTGCGGTAACACCGGTTACAAGCCCACTCGCCGCTTCAAGCCTTTGTTTTGGCTGCTCGTCATTTTGACATGCGGCGTGTTTTGGGTTATCGACGCGCTCTTTCAGTGGTTTTTCCGTGCTGGTTGGCCCACTGAATCCGTTTGCACCAAGTGCAACAACCACTTTGTGCGGCGCGCTACGTTCTAACCAAGCTCATTAACTTGACGTCGCCATGACACCATGGCGACGTTTTACCTTTTATATGGAGGTTTTTATGGCAAATGCGCACGCCGCGATGAGTCCCAGTCAGCTCAGCAGAATCATCGCTTGCCCTGCCAGCGTCAAGATGTGCGAGCAATACCCCAGCTTTGGGTCATCAAAATACGCGTCTGAGGGCACTCAGCTGCACGACATCATGGCTGAAGTCGTTCGTATGCGGACTTCTGGAAAAAATGGGAGCACTGATAAGCTGCTCGCGGAACTCTCCCAAGAACAGCTGATGCTGGTGAACCAGTGTATCACGTACTTTGATTCTGTATACAATCCCAATATGACGCTCGCCATCGAGGCGAAAACCACCCTTGCACCATGGGGTGCTCCGCAGGTCTACGGCACGCCTGATATCGCCATGGCCGATGTTGCCAGTTCCACGCTGCATATTCTCGATTGGAAGTTTGGCGGCGGGATCTTTGTGGCTGTTGAAGACAATGTCCAGCTGAAGGCATATGCTCTCGGCAAGCTGGCAGAAATAGCGTTGTTCGATCTCCAGCAGGTTACGCTCCATATCGTCCAGCCCCGTCTTGAGAATTTCAAGGCATGGACGTTATCCAAGCAAGATTTACTCGATTGGCTGCACAACGAGCTCATGCCAACCATTAAGAATGCTGAGAGCGAGCAGCCCACGTTCAACCCGGGTGCATCTCAGTGCCGTTGGTGCAGTGCTGCAGGCATGTGCTTGGCACGCATGGAACACTATCAGCATATGGCGTCCGAGGTCTTCAAGTTCTGTGATGAGCATGCTGACGTGCTCAAGAACGGAATTTCTGCCGAAGACGAGGCCGCCACTTTGGCGTTGGTCGAGGCGTTTAAGCAACTGGACGAGCTCGAAAGTTCCATCGCCGAAATCAAGGCCATGGCGTTCAAGCGAGCTTCTATTTGTCAGTTCCCGGGCTATAAGGTGGTCAACGGACGCTCCAGTCGTCGCTGGGCTGCTCCTGAACTTGAGGTAGTCAGGGCACTTGAGGCTGCGGATATTGAGCCGTACGAGACCAAGCTGATTTCTGTGGCGCAGGCTGAAAAGCTCGGTATGAAGAAGGTTGACGGTTTCAGCAACCTCTATATGAAGGCGCTGGGCAAACCCGTTATGGTTCATGACAGCGACCCACGCGAGCCTATTACCACGGCGGAAACCACGTTTGGGGCTTTTGCAGATTCTGCAGAAGATTAAACAAAACTAACAATTTAAAGGGGGAGTGAAAAAGAAGAAAAAATTTTGAGAAAGTTGGCAAAAAAGCGTTTACAAACCTCTTGGATGTGTATATACTGAATTCATCAAGCAGCACGAATGCGCCGCACGCATTCAATGTGCTTGTGCTTGAGCCGCGTGGGCTTTGGCCCGAGGCAATGTTTTTTAGCTGGTTGCGAAAACAGGCGGGGCTTCTCTGCTTGCCCACGCGGTCAATAAAACAAACAATATAAAGGAGCAATACCATGGCTGAACGTACCAATCTCCGCACGAAGGTCCTCAACCTCATTCTCGAAGGTGGCGCCACCAATCAGTCGCTTGAAGAAGCGCTGAACACCACGCCGAAGACCATCGCTTCCACCTTTGCGCAGCTTCGTCTCATGGGCAAGTATCCCGTGAAGGACGAAAACGGCGTGTTCTACATCACTGACGAAGCGGGCTACGCTGACTACATGGCCGCCAAGAAGGCCGCCAGCAAGTCTTCCAAGAAGCCTGTTCGTGAGCGTACGCCTGAAGAGAAGGCCGCCGCTCTTCGCAAGTCGATTGAGCGCGCACAGGGCGATGTCATTCGTTGCCAGCGTGCTGTTGAGAAGTTTGACAATATCCCTGCTGATGCTGAAGTCGACGAGCTGACCGTTATGCAAGAGCGTGTGGCTCGCGCCAAGCTCGAACTCGCGGAAGCTCGCGTTGAGCTGCTCACCTTTTGTGAGTCCCGCGGCGAAGCCATCGACGACGAAAGCGCCAACTAATTCATAGCTTTTCGCATCTTCCTCCATACGTTCCTTCATTCCCATTAAACACGCGGCTTTCACTAGCCGCGTGTTTTTTTTTTTGTTTACTTTCTTGTCTTTTTTATTTAATATATTTTTGAACGTAAACAAGTGAGGTATCTATGGCTGAAGAAAAGTCAGTGGGTCTTAAGTTCGACGGCGGCAAGCCGCGGCTTGACTTGCTCGACCCGTATTTCATTGAAGATCTTGGCAAAGTGCTGACGTTTGGCGCGGAGAAATATGACGTCAACAGTTGGCAGAAAGTGCCAAATGCAGTAGCTCGCTATCGCGCTGCGCTATTACGCCATTGTATGGCGCTGTTGAAAGAAGAGCCCATTGATGAAGAAAGCGGCTTGCAGCACACGGCTCATATCGCTGCGAACGCCATGTTTTTGCATTGGCTGACTCGCCATAACACACCGACTGGAGAGGATAATAATGGTTAACACTTATGACCCGCAAGTAGTTATTCTCAATAAGACCGCCAATCCGAACGTGCTCGTGTGTTATGCGAGCAGTCAGACGATGCGGCAGATGGCGAATAAATCTGACAGTCCCACGCTCGCGCAATACTTGCTGAAGGCTAACCACACTAGCGTGTTTGAGCATGCCACGGTTACTTTCAAAATTACTGATATTTCTCGTGCTTGCAGCTTGCAGCTGTTGCGCCATCGCATGCAGAGCCCAACCAGCTCGAGCCAACACTACCAAAAATATGACGAGTATCCCGTGTTTATGTGCGAAGCTATGGCGAAGAATGCGCTTGTTCGCGCTCATGTTGAGCAGACGCTGCGGCTGTATGACCAGTTGATTGATGAAGGCATCGACAAGTCTGAAGCTCGTCAGATTCTGCCAGAAGGCATTGGCGTCAATCTCGTAGTCACCACCAACGCACGCCAATTGGTGAATTTCTTGAATTTGCGCTTGTGCTTGCGCAATACGCTCGAGATGCAGATGTTGGCTGAACGTGTGCTTGTCGAGTGTAAGAAGTGGTTTCCCGAGTTGTTCAATTATGTTGGGCCAGACTGCTTCATGCACAAGACGTGCAAGCAAGGCAAAATGACCTGCGGTAAAGTGTGGTTCAAAGAATAATGGTTGACAGCGCGGCGCGAGTTGCGCCGCATTTTCTTTATTGGAGTAAAGGATGTACTTGTTCGCTTCACCTATTTTAGCCCAGCACTTGAAGCGCGTGAAGGAGGCCGCGATGCACTCCACGTGCCTCGACAAGCATGTGGGCTGTGTGATTCTCAATTGCCCGATTTCAGGACAGCCTGAAATTGTGTATGGCGCCAATATTGACGAACGCCGTCAGTGCTTGGCGTTAGGTCATTGCCGCAAGCAGGATGGACTCTCGTGTCCTGCTATCCATGCGGAAATTTGCGCACTTCAGCAGCTGAGCGAATTGCGCAATAAGGCGGAAGGACGCCATCGCATATGTTTCTGCACGCTCGAACCGTGTGAGGATTGCACCAAACAGCTGATTGCAGCTGGCGTGCAAGAGGTATTCTTCATGCAGCATACGAGGCGGCCGGGTTATGAGGCGTGGAAATTGGCCCGCGGGACAGCTGGATGGTCTCACGTGGAGGGCATTATAACGTTACCGGCTGGTAATAACGCCGACGGCGTGTTTTACATGGTCAAATAAGCTATTGACGCAGTTGAACAAAATTTTTCATAAAAAATTTTCAGAAAATTATTTACAAGAATTCTATTGCGTGTTATTTAAAAATCATCAATTAATCATTTAAATGGAGTGAGCGTATGGCATCTGTCAATATGATTGATTTGATGTCAGAGGTAGCTGACTACCATGAAAAGCTCAAGTGTCCTTTGACGCGCCAACAAGCAGCTATCGCGCTGAATGTTGAAATCGTTGAAGTGCTCAACGAGCTTCCGTGGAAGCCATGGTGGCCTGCTGACTACAAAGAAATCAACAAGCGCCATTTGGTAGAAGAAGCGGTTGACGTATTCTTCTTCTACGAATATCTCGTCGGCGCGGCTGGCTTGACATGGATAACTGGCAGCGACCAAGACAAAAACGGCTTGTCACCAAATTTGGCTGCTCTGCTTGAGCGGGCTGGTTTTTGCGATGAACCGCGAATTACTCGACCGATGGAACAGCGTAATATTTGCATGTCCATGTTCGAGCAGCTGATGGCTGTAACGTCGCAAATTGGTCAGCCGCATATGGTGCTTATTGTGGCGGAACCCGTATCAGAACTTGACATACGGTTGTTTCAGCTGTGGGAAGCTCATTACATCAATTTGCTGTACCAACTTGGCATAACCGCTGATGAGTTTGCGGACGCGTTTAACGAGAAAATGCGCGTCAACTACCAGCGGATTGCAGACGGTTACACCAATACCAATAATAACAACTAGATAAAGGAGAATTCACCATGGCCGTTACCAACGTTCTTCGCATTACTTACGCCTCCATCGCCCAGCCTCGTGAAGCTCGCGGCAGAACCGCCAAGTATTCGTGCGGCTTCCTCATTCCGAAGGATGATGAAGCTACCATCAACTGGTTCAAGGCTCGCATTCAAGAAGCCGTCAATGCTGGCATCAAGAAGGGCAAGTTCACTGCTGCAGGCGTCAAGTCTCCCAAGTTCAACAATCCCTTCAAGGACGGCGACGCGTACTATGAAGAAGCTATGCCTGAGCAGCAGGCTGGACGCGAATGCTATCGTGGCCATTACTTCATCACTGCTTCCAGCATCAACGCCCCGGGTACCGTTGACCGCTTCGCCAAGCCCGTCAGCCCAGAGGTGTTCTACTCTGGGTGCTATTGCCGCGGCGATTTGGGATTTTTCCCATACAACAACGAGTCCTTTGGCGTGGGCTGCGCACTGAATCACATTATGTTTGTTAAGGATGGCGAACGCATGGATGGCCGCGGCACGGCTGAAAGTGCCTTCAGCGCCTTCGCTGAAAAGGAAGAATCCGCAGGCGCCCTATGGGATGAAACCACGGGCTCTGAAGACCAACTGCTGTAAATAATCCTTCCAAGAGCCCCAAATTGGGGCTCTTTTTATTTTCTTTTCATGGTATAAGGTGGTTATGCGAAAGCTCATTCTTGACTATGAAACAGGCTGCGATACGGACCTTGTAGAGGCTGGCCGCGCGAATTACTGCGCTGACCCAAGCCTATACATCCAAATCGCGTCATGGAAGATTGATGATGGACTTGTCGAAACGTGGACGTGTCACGACGGGCCATTTCCAGTGGAAATCTTCAATGACTCCATTATTTACGCCTTCAACGCGCAATTTGAAATTGCGGTTACTCGCGCATGCCTTGGCATTGAGTTGCCGCTCAATCGAGTGGTGGACGTGCAAGCGCTGTGCGGCAGATACGGGTTGCCTCAGAACTTGATGAACGCCACCAAGGCTATATGCCCAGAAGAATTGAAAGATTCAGCTGGGTCGATGCTCATTGACATGTTTAAGCGAGCACGACCGCACCAGTGCGTTGGTCCATATTGGCAAGACTATATTAAGTATAACAGGCAAGACGTTGAGTCGACGGCTGCTGTTCTTCGTCATTTGCCAGCTGACAGACTGTCTGACCGTGAACAATCGATATGGGAACTTACTTGCAGAATCAATCAGCGTGGCTTGCCCATCGCAGTTGATGAGGCACAGCAAATTCTCAAAGTCACAACTGTTTATCTGGATGAACAGAACAAGACTTTGCCGCGGGTAACCAATGGCGCGGTTGAGAAGGTGACACAAGTCAAGCGGATTAAAGACTTCGTGAACGACACCATGGGCTTTGAGTTGGTGCCTGGTCTCAAGAAGGACACCATTGAAGCGCTCATGAACGATGCGGACTTCTTGACTCTGCCTGATGCGGTCGTGAACGTGATTGAGATGAGGGCGAGCCTTGGGCTGTCCTCCATCGGCAAGTACAAGCGAATCGTGAACATGGCCAGCAATGGCCGCATGTACGACAATTCGCGCTACTACGGGGCTCACACTGGACGCATCACAGGTATGGGCTTTCAGCTGCTCAACTTGCCACGCGCGAGTGTCAGCGATCCAGAGAGCGAGATTGCGAGCTTCTTTGACCTGTCTGTTTGCGAGCACAACCCAGTTAAGTCCGCCAGAGCTCTTATCCGCTCGATGATTAAGGCTCAACCGGGCTACCATATCATGTGCGCGGACTACTCATCCATTGAGTATATTCTGCTCATATGGCTGGCGGAAGATTGGGAAGCCTGCCAACGTTTCGCTGACAAGTTTGACCAATACAAAGATATGGCGTCGTTTAATTACGGGGTGCCATATGACGAGGTCACAAAAGACCAACGCCAGATGGGCAAAGTTGGTATTCTTGGCTGCGGTTATGGAATGGGCGCGCGTGGATTCGTTGATTATGCTGCTCGCTTTGGCGTCGATTTGAGCCTGCCTCAAGCTGACGCCATCGTTAAAGGCTATCGCAAAAAGTATCATAGGGTAGTTCGCTTATGGTATAAGCTGATGGACGCCGCGCAAAATGCGGTCACCAACCAAGGCAGAGCATTCACTGCATATAAGACAACCTTCCGCGTCATTAAAGACCGTGCTGGCGCCAAGTGGCTGCAGATGACGTTGGCTAGTGGGCGGGCGATGTATTATCGTGACCCCAAGCTGCAAGATGGGCAGTATGGCTTAGCGCTTACCTACCTTGGCATCGACCAAAAGACCAAAACTTACGTACGCCAGTATGGCACGCCGGGCAAACTGACTGAAAACGTCATCCAAGCGTTGGGTCGCGATATTCTCTACGATGGCAAATTCGAGCTTGAGCGTCATGGCTTCAATATCATCGGCTCCATCTATGATGAAAACATCTGTGAAGAGAAGGATGGGTCAGATGAGCGGCTAGAGCTGATGCTCGATTGCATGTGTAAAGGCACTGAGTGGTCAAAGGACATTCCACTGCGGGCTGACGGTTGGGTTGGGCCGCGTTATAAAAAGTGATAAGTGATGATATGAAAGAATTCGAGAAGTATTTGACTGACTTTGACAAATGGCTGTTGTCGGGCGAATCGCGAATGGAGTATGTTCGCCCCGTCATGAATCTCACCAATCTCCAAACCTTCCTGTGGGCCAATAAAGATCTTGAGCTTGGTAATTGGCTGGACCTGCTCAAGACCGCAATCGAATATAAGGCGAATAAGCGCGTGTGCTATCGCATTTTCACTGGTCTCATGCGCAGGCACAAAGAACTGATTTGGCAGCATTCTCTTGAGCAGAACATCGAGGGCTGACCATGGGTTATGCCGAGAATAAAATTGAAGGGTATTTGGTCAACCGCGTGGAGAATGAGGGCGGCATTTGTCCCAAGCTCATATCGCCATCTATGGCGGGTTGGCCAGACAGAGTGGTTATCCTTTATGGCTGCGTGGTCTTTGTAGAGGTCAAGCGGCCACAAGGGACACTCCAGCCCATTCAGAAGGTGGTGTTGTCTACGCTCCAAGACAATGGCGCTAACGTGGCGGTTGTGAAAACGCAGTCTGAGGTGGATGACTTAATCGACAACATCTATGGAGGGAAATATGGATACTGCGCAGTTATGGGACGGCGTCATGAAGATTCGCGGCGCACGCAGCATAAACCGCAAGAAAGAGATTTTGAGCCAATATTTTGAGCTTGCCCCATATCTCGAAATGGCGTATTCGCCTTTCCACTCATATGGCATGTCGAAGCTTGTCGTTCCACGGACTTACGGGTTTACTGAGCTCACTCCGCAGCTCTTACAGGTGCAATTGTCAATTCTCGAGCAGAGCAGCACCATAGCTACGCGCGGCGCTTTTCGCGCCTTCATTGCTGGCCTGACTTTGGCGAGTCAGCATATTGTCGCTTGCGTCATCAACAGGACGTTTGATTTTGGCTTAGGCGTACCTTCCATCAACAAGGTATTTCCCGGCCTTATCTACACCATGGACGTGCAGCTCGCCAAGTTGTATGACCCCAACAAGGCGAAATATCCGCTGCTGGCGTCCGTCAAGTACGATGGAGACCGGGCCCAATATAGGGGCGGCCGTTTCTATTCTCGTACTGGGCAAGAATTCCATGGCCTTGACTGGTTGTGTGAAGCTATCGGCATGAAAGCACCTATTCTTGACGGCGAGCTGATGGTGCATGGCAAGTCTTTCAATGCCGCATCTGGCGCGCTTCGCTCATACAATGAAACGCCTGATGCCGAATTCTTCGTGTTCGATATTGTCGATTTTGACAAGCCGTTGTCCCAGCGATTGGAAGATGCAGCTCGGTTTGTTTACGAGCTGAACCATCCATCTGTCCACTTCGTGACGCACCAATTGGTACGCTCTGAAGACGAAGCCTTGCGCTTGTACCATGAGGCCATTGATCAGAAATATGAAGGCCTTATGCTGAAGGTGCCCGACTCTGAATACGCCAATGTGCGCAACAACAACTGGATGAAACTGAAGGAAGTTTTCACGGTTGACGCTGTGGTTACTGGCGTTTTTGAAGGTCGCGGCAAGTATGAAGGCATGCTTGGCGGCGTCATCGTCGACTTGAACGGTGTTATGGTGAAGGTCGGCGGAGGATTCTCTGACTACCTGCGAAAAGTCTTGTGGGACGATAAATCGTTAATCATTGGTCGTACTATCGAAATTGCCGGGCAGGGGCTGACCGAATACGGGAGTATGCGGCATCCTCGGTTTATCAGAATTCGCCATGACAAACTGGACGCCATGGACATATAACGCGTTTACATTGGCGGATATTCATGGTATAGATTGAAAAAACAACATGGAGGTTTGTATGGATTTGCAAAAAGGCCTGCGCGCTGCTGACGCGACGTTTGAGAAGTTCTTTGACTCGCATGTCTATCGTGACGGCATTAACGCTGTTTTGACTGACGAGGCCATCAAGGCGGTTGACCCAGCCAAGGCCGCGTTCATGTGCAATTGCAACTATCGTCAGAACCAAGCGAATTGCCCGTTGAGAAATTGCCCGTTCGAGACCAATCGCCAATATTTCACTGACATGTTCGTTGGCGTTCAGCCTGCGTGCAAGAAGGTGACTGAGACCTATTGGCGGATTGCGCATCAGTTCTGGCTGTCTCGCAAGCTCAATCGTCCCATTGAGCACACTCTTTACCTGCATACGTTCAATAGCCTTGACCAGCAGAAGCCGCTGAACGTAATTCCTTTCCTCGTTTACGGCGAAGAAGGCGTGAAAGAGGAACTTTTCGCTGACTGCATTGGTCCCATCACCAGCCAAGAGCTGCGGCGTATACTCAATATACTGAGCACGGGACAAGCTCATGAGTAAGAAGCCGCTGAGCGAATCACGTGCGAAGTATGGCGACAAGTATGACCTCGTCCATAGCGTCTTCGCGTTAAGGCATGAGCGCGGGCGAGAGTTGTCGCGCTTCAAAGCGTTGGTTGTCAAGTATTGGGACCGCATCTATTTGCCGTGGCTGGAGAATCCCAACACCTTCCTCGAGTGGGCGGATTTTCAAGCCGCCAACTTGGGCACCACATACGAGTATTGCCACTTGCGGCGGCGGGACGTGAAGAAGGATTTCAGCCCTGCCAATTGCTACCTGATTTTGCGCGAGGTAAGAGCCAATGGATGAAGTATACGTGCTGATTGAACATAAGATTGACGACAAGGAAATTTGCGGCGTCTTTGAGTCCCATGCGGCCGCATGGCAAGCGGCGCAAGCTCTCTGGCGGCGTAGGTGCATTGCGATGGGCATGCAGGAAACTCCTCTGCATCGCGATACCAGCCCATGGCAGATTTATGGGTATCCCATTATCACAGAGGCCATGGTAAAGTAAGCGAGGTGAGTATGTCTCAGATGGATTACCTGCGGATGC